GAATGGATAGTTTGTATGCACAGGCTGTAAAGTATTGTAATTTGCACTGTGGCTTATAATAATAGTAGGCGTTAAAGGAAAACATAGCCCGCCTGTTGCAGCTAAAGGAGACAGTAGTTTAGCATCTTTTACATTTGGAGAAGTTGGCATTGATAGTTTTACACGCCAATCAGCATCTTTTGCTGTAGCAGAAAAACTTTTACTAACATTTGATTCTACACGACCTGTCTCAGCTGACGGTAAATTTATACTTCTTATAAGTTTGTTAAATCCAGTAGCGCCAAAGGCAAACGATGCTGCATCTTTAATTGCATTATCAATGAATCCTACACCTGTGTTGAGTTTATCTCCAATAAAGTTTTGTACTGACGCTTCTGCATCATTTTGTAGTTGAGTCAGGGCTCTATTAGCCTGTGTCCTGACCGCTCTGCCTATACTGTCAAAGGGATTAGTTGCCATTCAGTTCTCCTATATGTATTATTTAGTTGACATAATTAAGTATGTAGTTTATAATATGACTATTAAACTTGGAGAAACATGTGCGATCTAGAAATTATTTAAACAACAAGGATATCTTATCAGAAATCCACAAATCAAAGAATACGTTTAATAGCTATATAGACCCAGAATACCATCAGTACGATATTATTCTTACAGATATAGAAAAGGTAAACAGATTAACTATTGCAGAAGCAAAAAGAAACAAAGCAAAGCGTCTAAGCAATGCAGACTACGAAACCCGCAAAATGGCCGGTGAAAAGGTAAAACAAGCAGATTGCGAAGTTGACTGGAAAAAGATTACAAAAGAAGAACTAATCTTCCGTATTATGACATTTGATCATATTCCAGATGAACCTGGAAGAAAGAAAAATCCTAAAACTATAGCAGATCACAAGGTAAAATTAAATTTTCCTCCATTTCAACACTATAAATTTAACGAAAATGATGAACTAGTGTGTGTAGGCAAAAGTCATTGGCAAGGCGGCATGGAAAACGGACATTTTGATCATAAACACGGTAAAGCAACTAACAAACTAGCAACTATGTGGTTAAAATTAGTTGATAGGTATGCAACTAGAGGTAACGTTAGAGGTTATACTTACAACGACGAAATGAAGGGGCAAGCAATACTACAACTAGCACAGATAGGACTACAGTTCGATGAATCTAAAAGTAATAATCCTTTTGCTTACTATACCGCTGCTGTTACTAATTCATTTGTTCGTGTCATTAATATAGAAAAACGTAATCAAAATATTAGAGACGATATTTTAGAGATGAACGACTTAAACCCATCATACACACGACAAGCACAAGGTGAATGGGAAGCCGCTGTAAAAAGAAATGAAGAACTAAAAACTTCAATTTTCCAAGAAAGAAAAGTGGTTGACAAAGATTAACTTTTGTTATATTATAAACTAAAAGCCTTACGGAGGACTCAGTTTGTTTAAAAAAGCCGCTGTGTTTACTGATATACACTTTGGTCTAAAAAGTAACAGTCGCGTTCACAATGACGATTGCGAAGAATTTATAGATTGGTATATCAAAACAGCAAAAGAAAACGGATGTGAAACTGGTATTTTCTGTGGAGATTGGCATCACAATCGAAACAGTCTTAACCTCACGACCATGGATGCTACTATTAGAAGTATGGAAAAACTTGGTAAAGCATTTGACAAGTTTATATTCTTCGATGGCAACCATGATTTGTACTACAAAGATAAAGAGATGTAAACTCTACAGCGTTTGCAAAACACATACCAGGAATTACATTTATCGATGAATTAACTGTAGAAGACGATGTTGCTATTGTCCCATGGCTTGTAGCAGACGAATGGAAAAAAATACAAAAATGTAAGGCAAAATACATGTTTGGACATTTTGAACTTCCAAGTTTTTACATGAATGCTATGGTTAAAATGCCTGATCACGGTGGTGACTTAAACAAAGAACACTTTGCTAATCAAGACTATGTCTTTAGTGGACATTTTCATAAGCGTCAAAATCAAGGCAAAATACATTATATCGGTAATGCTTTCCCTCACAACTATGCAGATGCATGGGATGACGAACGTGGTATGATGATTCTTGACAAAGAAAACAACAAAGAACCAGAGTACATCAATTGGCCGGATTGTCCTAAGTATAGAACTGTTAAACTTTCTAAACTAATCGACGAACAAGACACACTTATAAAAAGCAAAATGTACCTGCGAGTAGAACTTGACATTGATATCAGTTATGAAGAAGCAAGTTTTATAAAAGAAACATTTATCAATCAGTATAACTGTAGAGAAATTACACTTATACCTAAATCACATATTGAAGAAATTAGCACAGACTTAGACATTAGTTCATTTGTTAGTGTTGATCAAATCGTTGCAAGTGAGATATCTGAACTAGACACAGACTCATTTGATAAGAAAAAACTTTTGGAGATATACAACGGATTAACGCATGATTAAAATTAAGGACCTAACCGTTAAAAATTTTATGAGTGTTGGCAACCAAACACAAGCGGTTGACTTTGATAAACAACAACTCACACTAGTACTAGGCGAAAACTTAGATCAAGGAGGTGACGATTCTGGCTCCCGTAATGGTACTGGTAAAACAACTATAATTAATGCGTTAAGTTATGCTCTTTACGGCAACGCTCTTACGAACATAAGAAAAAACAATTTAATTAACAAGACTAATTCTAAAGGAATGTTAGTTACACTTGCTTTTGAAAAAGACAGTGTTCAGTACCGAATTGAGAGAGGTAGATCGCCAAATGTTTTAAAGTTCTATGTCAACAACGAAGAGCAAGTTGACATAGACGAATCTCAAGGTGATAGTCGTAAAACACAGGAATCGATTGATTCTTTATTAGGTATGAGTCACGACATGTTCAAACATGTTGTAGCACTTAACACTTATACAGAACCGTTCTTAAGCATGCGAACAAACGATCAACGTGCTATTATAGAACAGTTACTCGGAATAACTATACTTTCTGAAAAAGCAGATCTTTTAAAAGAAGAAGTACGAAAATCTAAAGACGAACTTACGCAAGAAACTATGCGTATTGATGCAATACAATCTGCTAATTCTAAAATTGACGAAACTATAGAAGGTCTTAAAAGCAAGCAAAAAGCATGGCTTTCAAAACGCACTACAGATGTTGTAAAGCTAAAGGAATCTATCGAAGAACTTGAACACCTTGATATTGATGCAGAACTCGAATCGCACGAAAAACTAGCAAACTGGACTGAGCTAAACAATGCTATTTTGGCTCTTAATAAAGAAAAAAGCACACTCGAGACAGCACAGTTACGTGCCAGTAAGTCTGTTAAAAAAGTCGAAAAAGACATCTTAGAACTAGATAGTGCTACTTGTTATACATGCGGACAGTCTTTACATGCAGACAAAAAAGCAGAAATTTTAGATAAAAAATCTAAAGAATTAGTTGATGCAGACGCATATCTTACAGAAATTACAGACAAACTAAACAGTGTTGAAAAAGAGCTCGGCGATATAGGTGATATCAACGGACGTCCGAACACGTACTACGAAACGTCTAAAGAAGCATATGATCATAGAAACAATGTAGACACTTTAAAAAATGCTTACGAAAACAGAAAAGATGAAGTTGACCCGTATCAGGAACAGATTGACGATCTTGAAGCTAGTGCAAAACAAGATATTGATTGGTCAACAGTTAACGATATAACATCTACAAAAGAGCACCAAGAATTCTTGTTAAAACTTCTAACAAACAAAGACAGTTTTATACGTAAAAAAATTATCGATCAAAATCTAGCATATCTAAACAATAGATTAACATACTATCTAGATAAACTAGGTTTGCCGCACACCGTAACATTCTTAAATGACCTTTCTGTTGAAATTACACAGTTAGGTCAAGACTTAGACTTTGATAATCTATCACGTGGTGAACGTAATAGACTTATACTAGGACTAAGTTTTGCCTTCCGTGACGTTTGGGAAAGTTTATATCAAAATGTTAACTTACTATTCATTGACGAACTTATAGACAGCGGTATGGATTCCAACGGTGTTGAAAACAGTCTTGCTGTACTTAAGAAAATGGGCAGAGAAAGAGAAAAAAATATCTACTTAATCAGTCATAAAGATGAACTTATTGGCAGAGTTAACAACGTTCTTAAAGTTGTAAAAGAAAATGGATTTACCAGTTACGAAAACGATATTGATGTAGTTGAATAATGGATGATACTCACGATAAACTTGTAAAAGCATATTTAGAATATTTTGAAGAGAACGAAAAATTTGAATCTCGTAATTCTGTGCGAACACACGGAAGTGCAAGACGTGCATTACGTAACATACGTACACTTGCAAAATTACGCATGGATGAAATACACGAAAAACACTTAAACAAGGAAAAAAGTCAAAACGAACCTAGCGACGATTAAATGCTAGGTAAGTACCTACATGGAGTGGACTTATAAAGGCAAAAAAATTGAAACCATACCAGAAGAATTTGAAGGCTTCGTATATCTAATAACGAATAAAAAAACAGGGCAAAAATATATAGGCAAAAAACTAGCAAAGTTTAAAACTACAAAGCCACCTCTTAAAGGCAAAAAGAATAAACGTAGAGGCTATAAAGAAAGCGACTGGAAAACCTATTGGGGTAGTTCTGATAGATTAAATGCAGACGTTAAAGCACTAGGCGAAAAAAACTTTACAAGAGAAATATTATACCTATGCAGAGGCAGGGGCGAAATGTCCTACATTGAGGCAAGAGAGCAATTTGACCGCCGTGTATTAGAGAGCGACGAGTATTACAATGGAATTATTAATGTTAGAGTTGGCGGTTCCGATAAATTGCGCAAGGCTTTGCTAGAACACACCATTAAGGCAAAACAATCCAACACCTAAGGTTAGCGGGCCAGTTTAGAAATACCGCTGTGGAAAAAGCATCCGTATAGGAGCACACGTAACACGTTGAGCGGCGTTCGGTAGTAGAGCGTTTGATTGGCGTAGGTTGATTGTTGGCAATCGAAACACCGCACATTGTACATAAAAACCGTATGCACTAGGAACGAAGCAACGGGTAAAAATATAGTGTATTAGCTATAATTTAGAAATTATTGCTTATAAGCTATATTTTGATGTCGACGTAGGTTGGGAAAGGTCAGAGCCCATTGTACAGCGGATAAACACCTACTTCCAAGTCTCGGCTGGAGCGGACTCACATGAAGCACCTTGAGATTAGATGGAACCGTAACAGGTTCCGTCTGACTGAAACAATCTACATGAAACTTAAACATTATCACTACGTGATAATGAGTTCCATATATAATTCACTTCTATCATACATAATTAAATACGAAGTAAACAGTTTGAGCGATAGCGAAAACTTGTTTCGTGAAACGAAACACATAAATATATTAAGTATAATAAGGATGTTTTCATGCGAGTAACTGATGTAATTTTTAAAGAAGATAAAGAAGCTGATCCAAAAATAGTGGCAAAATTTGCTGATATTAGTGATAGCCAAAGATCTTATTACATATATCAATGGGCTAAAGAAAAAGGCATTGATTCTGATGACGCAATGCAACTAGCAGGTTATAAGCGTGGTAGTTATATGGGTGCTGGTTCTTATATGTGGGACTATGATCCTCCAAATGAAAGCATTGAAGAAGCACCTGTTGGAATGATGAAAAAAGCAGGACAAGCTGTTGGTGCTAAAGTTCTTAGCAAAATTGGCATGAAAGGTAAAGCAGGTAACCTTGCTGGTAAAGCTGATTTATCTGATACCGCAAATAATCTTTATAATGAATTTAGAAAGTTTCTTGGCACACAAGGAAAAGATGTAAAAACAGCAACTGGTGAAGAGCTTGCTGGATTTTTAAAATCTAAAGGTGCTAACGTTCCTAATATTCCTACAGGAGTAGTTACTAAACAACAGATTAATGCCGCTATTATGCAAGCGGCTAAAGACGCTATGCTTGGTAAGGCTGGCGTACAAAAACCTGCGCCCGCATCTAGCGGTGCGCCGCAAGCGGCTGGAGGGCCTGCACCTGTTGATGCAAATAAAGATGGCAAGGATGATAAAACTGGTAAGCCTATGCCAAAACAAGCAAAGCAGGCACAACCTAAGATTTCACCAGAATTAATGAAAAAAATTAAAGCACTTAATCCGCAACAGAAAAAAGAATTGGCAAGTATATTATGAAACTAACAGAAGTAGAATCATTTGCACCTAACACACAAAAAATATTGCTAGAAGGTTGGCAAGACTTAACTGAATCTCAAAAAATTGAATTAAATCGTTGGGAAAAAGAATTACATCCTTTGCTAGAACAGTATGTGAAAGTTTGTGAAGCAACACTTACTCCGGATCAAGTAAAAAATATTTTTAGAAGTGCAGAAGAAGTTGCTATGGCAGGTGGCAAGAATAGATCACTTGCTGGCAAAGCTGCAGACGTTGCAAAATTACCAGTTGATCTTGCAAAGAAAGTTGATCAAAAAATTAACCAACTTGGCAAAATGGTTCAAAATGCAGGACCTGTACAAAATGCTGATGCAAAATTTGAAAAATTAAAAGCAGATATTAAATCAAAAAATAGCGACAGTAAAATTGTAAAAGGCATAGAAGCTGTTAGTAACTGGGCAAAAGAAAATCCAGGTAAAGCAACACTAGGTGTTGCTATTTTAACAACAGTAGCGGCTTTTGCAGGAGGACCTGCAGGCGGTGCCGCAGCAGGTTTAATTTTACGTTCAACAAAAGACTTACTCCAAGGTTCTAAACTTTCAAGTGCTGTTGGCAAATCTCTTAAAACAGCGGCATATGGTGCTCTTGCTGGTGCAGCCTTTAGATATATTGAAGATGCTGTTTGGGAAAACATTGCAACAGCAGGTGACGAACAGTTAGCAGGCATGGCTGATAGTTTTGATAAAGCAAATTTAGAATCAGCACAAGAAGCTATCTTTGCAGATAAAGGATTTACTCCTGATGTACTAGAAGGTTCAACTAAACTTACAATGAGTGGTAATATAAACAATTTTTATTACAACTATGATACAGTATTAACTCCAGAACAAATAAGTGATTTTGAAGGTTTTCAACTTTCATTACAAGACGCAGGAAACTTTACTCCTGAATATTATCAAGAAGCTGCAAAGTTTCATGACTTTATGCTAGGAGTGCAAGAACAAAACAAAGAACTTACAGCTCTCTGGGAAGCACTTGGAAATATTCCAGAACAAGAATGGTCACCAGAACAAGTACAGCAATGGTCAGCTGCAAGTGACAATTTAGACAAACTTTTAAACACAATTGAAGCATCGGGCGAAGGAGCAGCGGCTGCTGTAACTGGTGCTATGACCGCTGTTGATAGTAAAGTAACAGATGCTCAAAAAGCAAAACCAATTCCATCAAGTGAGAAAAAACAATTAGAATTAGATCTAAAAGGCGGTAGTACAGCAACACCAGTAGATAAAAACTTTGATAAAAGTCAAAAACTAAGTGACTTTGGTCCTGTAGGAGACAAAGCAGAATCAATTGACATGGAAGAACGTTTTGCATTATTCCTTGCAGAAGCAGATCCTGCTCAAGGAGAACTTCCACTAAACAACCCAAACACAATGGGTGCAAAATTTAAAAGAGGTATCGGCAAAGCTGCAGGTGCTGTTGGCGGCGCAATAAAACAAAAAGCCAAAGACATTGGCAATGTAGTTACAGCAAATAAATTATTTAAAAAATGGAAAGCCGCAGGCGAACCTTTAGATACAGGATCTATTATGAATATCCTACAAGATGTAGGAATGTCAAATGATCAAATTGCACAAATTGGACAGTCTTCAAATGTAGAACTTAAACCTGAAACAGTTCCACAACAACAGCCTAAAAGTCAACAACCAATGATCGACTTAAAGGCTCTTGCAAATGAAATTAAGAAAGCAGGCGTAGCTGCGCAAGTAAAACAACTTTTATTAAAAGTTTAAAAATAAGGCAATCCGCTTTTCTTAGTAGTTTCTAGATTTTCTTTTACAATATCGCTGATAATTTCTCTATCTTCAGGAGGAAGCTCCCACGCTTCATCGATGCTCATACTACCACGCATGTACCATGCTAGTTTGAACAGATTGTAACGCATTTGCTTCACTTCTTTTTCTAGGATATCAACTTCGTGAAGAATTTGCTTTAGAGGTAAGGCTAATATCCTTATACGAAAAAACTTGATTGATCAAAGGTTACAGGAACTTCATACGTTGCCGGAACACCTTTCTCTAGTTCTTCAGGAGTAGCATCTACTATTAAAGGCTTAACTTGGAACTTAGATCTTTCTTGTTCAACGTGATCACTAACTTTTTCAAACAACGTCTTATCAGAATTTTGTATAAATTCACGAATAAACTCTTTATCTGAAACTGTTTCGTCTTCAACTTGAATTTCTGCAATAGACTTTTCAAGTGTAAGCATAGTTAGGTCTGTTAACTTTTTAAAACTTTCATTAAAAGTAGAAAGTTTATCACCTTCGCTAATATTACTGTCATTTAGAACTTTAAATATTCTTTGTTCTTCAAAAGTTTTACGACTTGTTTCTGTAAACTCTGCATATGATAAAGGACGTAGTAACACTTTCATGCCATTTACTTCAACTTCTCTATTGTAGTTTACATTTGAAAATTGATCTAGCATCACTCTAAGATCTAAATCAAAATCTTTTTCTTCACCAATAACTGGAACTTTAATTGACACTTCCATTTTTTCGCCATATGTTGCAATTCGTATTGCAATAAGGCAAGCATCAAGATCCATCGCTGGCATATCCCACGGATTTTTTATCGCAGGTATACAACTTTTAATAACTTCAACAGTTGCTTCACCGTTAAGCAATGCATCTGGAGTTTTAATCATAATTTCATCCCTAGCCGTCATTGGAAATACTGGATACTCGCCGCTTTCAGATACTTCAAGACTTCCCGCAGGGTAAAATTGGCCGCCACTAGGTAACGTTAGATAAATCTTAGGTTGCCTAAAATATTTCTGTAACGGATTTGTTTTTTTGTTTTCCATATTTTCTCCTGGCTAAATACTATGTAAATGTATATACCATATTTATTTATATACGTACTTAACTGGATCTAAAAATAAGTGGCTGACGAAATTAAAATTGAAAATGTAGGTGGCGAAAGCGGTGTTGCAAGTGAAGTAACACTAGCTCGACTAGTCACGGCCATGGAAAAAATGGCCAAAGCAAATGGCGGCGACGGCCAAGGCCAAGCGGCTAAAACACAAAAAGCCTACAATGACGCACAAAAAGAAGGTATTAAAGTATCTACAAAACATAGAGATGCTGTAAAAGATAATACCGACGCTGTACAAGAAAATACCAAATATCTAAATCTAATGGGAGGCGGGTTAATGCGCCTCGCTATGAATGGTATTGGTGCAGCTGTTGGATCACTTAAAGGTTTTGCAGAAGAGCTTTTACACGGAGGAGATACACTTAGTAGTTTTGCACAGCATGTTCCTATAGTTGGAAGTGCATTGACTATGTTTACCGGAATAATTGATAACAGTTATTCTAATTTTAAAATGATGGCTGCAAGTGGTGCAGACTTTGGATACAGTTTAGCAGATCTAAGGCAGACCGCAGCTGATGCACGTTTACCACTAGAAGAATTTTCTTCAATGGTAGCCAACAACAGCAAAATGTTAGCCGCATTTGGTGGTAATGTTACACAAGGTGCAAGACAAGTTGCACAAATGACTGACAATTTAGGTGGTGAAACACTAGTTCAACTACAAGCAATGGGCTTGTCAATGGAACAGATAAACGAACAAATGAGTTTATCTGCTTATTTAAACAGGGCAGGATCGAGAGCAGAAGTTCAAGATAGAGCCGCTCAAGCAGAAGCAGCGGCCAGTTTAACCAAAAACATGTTAACACTTTCAAAGTTAACAGGCGAAGATATTAAAACACAGCAAGATAAAATTGCACAAGCCCAAATGGACCTGGCTTTCCAAATGGAACTTGCAAGAATGGACAAAGATGAGCGTGATAAAATGAATGCTCTTATGACAGATGCTATGGCACAAGGAGGCCAAGTTGCTGTTGATGCTCTAAAAGCTGAATTTTTAGGAATGCCGCCAATAACAAGAGATTTACAATTATATAATGCAACACAATCTGAGTCTGCGGCAATATTAAGAAATCAATTAGGACAAGCACTAGACGAAAGTGTAACTTTAGAACAGTTTAGGTCAACGCAAGGCGACAGAATAGCCGACTATTTAGAATCACAAGTAAGAAGTGCAGGAAACTTAGAAAATCTATTACAAGCTGCGGCCGCAGGTGCTGAAGGTGTACCTAGTGAAATAGCAAACTTGTTTTCTGGTAACCAAGAACTACTATCAAGGTATTTTCGAGACACAGGTGAAGGACTTATCTTTGCAAGAGATGCATTCATGGAAGATTACGAAGCTGGAAGAGTTACCCCACCTGATGACGGTGAACTAAATGCAATGGGTGAATTCTTAACAGCGGTCGGCGAAGCTAAAAAAGCTCTCATGGAAAACTTTATTAATCCGTTAGTAAGTGTTCTTACTCCAGTATTAAACGAATTTACTTCTTGGTTCCAAGGTTTTGTAGGAGAAGAAGGTGAAGGATCAAAATTCCAAACGGCTTTAACAACATTTAAAGAATTTTTAGTAGGAACAGACGGATCAGGCGGTGCCGCAGGCGCTGTTAAAGACTTTCTTGAGGCATTTGCTGAAGATCCAAAGCAAGCAATAGCGGATGCATTTGCAGATATAAGTGCTGCACTAAGTCCACATCTTGAAGCACTAGGAACTACGCTAATGAACGGTGTATTCACAGCAATTAAAGATGGATTCACAGCACTGTTTTCAGATCCGCTAGTAATAGCAGGGTTAGTAGCCGCTATAACCGGACTTTTTGGCGCAAGAGCGGTAGTAAGTGCATTGGCTGCAGGTGCAACTAGTCTTGCTGGAAGACTAATGCCAGGCCGCACCCCTACTACTGGTACTGGTACCAGTGCGGCAGGAACAACAGGAAGAATGGGTGCCGCTAAAGGTATACTTAGAAGGCTTGGTCCGTTAGGTTTATTATTAGGTGCATACGAAATTGGTAGTACTCTAACCGACGATACACTTACAAGAGAAGAAAAACAACAAAGTGTAGCAGAAACAGGCGGCGGCATGGCAGGTGCAGCGGCAGGTGCAGCGGCAGGTGCGTTAGCAGGTTCAGTAGTTCCAATAGTAGGTACAGCAATTGGTGGTTTATTAGGCGGCGCACTAGGTTGGTGGGGCGGTTCAGCAGCTGGCGGTGCAATAAACGAGTCATTGACAGCAGATGGTGCTACTCCGGAACAGGCCCAAGTTGCTGAACAATTAGGAATTTCAGAGGACGCTGTTGCGAATTTAGAGAAACTAAGTGGCATCGGTGCAGGCATGGAGAGAGTTGCAGGAGCATTTGAGAGAATCAATGCTTTAGAAAACTTCAAAGATAATATAGAAGTTTTTGAAAATGGACTTGACACAACAGCACTTTCACAGTATAATAGAAATATGCAAGAACTAGCAAGAGCTCTTGAAGACATGAATGACGCATTAGCAGAAACTAACAGCGGCGGCTTGTTTGGTGGAGGATCTGGAGTAGCAGCGGCTGATGTAATTAAGAACATGGGTTCAGGAATGGGCGAAGAAGTAGCAAATCAGTTAAATACTAGACTAGAAACAATGAATACATTACTATCTGAAATAAGAGACATAAACAGACAGCATAGAAATCTAACAAGAGAGATGGTTGACTAAAGGATAACAATGAGCTGGAAGAAATATTTTACACCTGTACCAACAGGAAACAATGCAGACGGAAGTTACAGTCCTTTTGCTGGTTTAAATAGCGGATTACAGCCAGGTCCGGCGGCTAGAAACTATAACTCACACTTACCTGATGTATATGTTGGTAGTCCTAATCGTGTTGAACGTTATGGTCAATACAACACAATGGACAGTGATTCGGAAGTCAATGCTGCACTAGACATTCTCGCTGAGTTTTGTACTCAAAAGAACGATCAAAACAATACAAATTTCTCTTTTGAGTTTAAAAATAAAGCAACAAATACAGAAATAACAATTTTACAAAAATATTTACAACAATGGTGTAAACTAAACAAGTTTGAAACACGTATGTTTAGATTAATACGTAACGCTTTCAAATACGGCGATCAAATTTTTGTTAGAGATCCAGAAACTGCCAAACTTTTCCATGTTGATGCGGCCAACTTAACAAAAATTATTGTTAATGAGTCAGAAGGTAAAACACCAGAGCAATATGTTATAAAAGACTTTAATCTAAATTTTAAAGATCTTGTAGCAACAACACCACATCAAACAAATGGCCAAGTAAACAATGGCGGAATGGGTAGTCATCAAAGTGCAAGTGCTGGTAAAGGTTACATAGGAAGCCAATCTGCAAGTCAAGCAGGTACTAGATGGAGCAGAGAAGAAGCAGAAATTGCTGTTGATGCTAAACATGTAGTTCATTTAAGTATGAGTGAAGGTTTAGACAACAATTATCCATTTGGTAATTCTTTGCTAGAAACTATTTTTAAAGTTTATAAGCAAAAAGAACTACTTGAAGATGCAATTATTATATACAGAGTACAACGTGCTCCAGAAAGGCGTGTATTTTATGTTGATGTAGGTAACATGCCTAGTCACTTAGCAATGCAATTCGTAGAAAGAGTTAAAACCGAGATCCACCAGAGACGTATTCCAAGCCAAACAGGCGGGGGTACGAATGTTATAGACAGTAGTTACAACCCGTTAAGCATAAATGAAGATTATTTCTTTCCGCAAACAGCAGAAGGTAGAGGATCTAAAGTAGAAACGTTGCCTGGTGGTACTAATTTAGGTGAAATTGACGATTTACGTTACTTTACTAATAAGCTCGTGCGTGGTTTACGTATTCCGTCCTCATATTTGCCCACAGGTGCTGAAGATGCAAGTAGTCAGTACAACGATGGAAGAGTAGGAACAGCGTATATACAAGAATTAAGATTCAATACATATTGCGAACGCCTGCAAAACATGCTAATCGAAGAATTTGATCAAGAATTTAAAAAATACTTGTTAGAAAAAGGTGTAAATGTTGATACTTCAATGTTTGATCTTAAATTTCAACCTCCACAGAACTTTGCAGCATACAGACAAAGCGAAGTTGACAATGCTAGAGTACCTACATACACACAAATGAGTGCAATACCATATATTTCTAATAGATTTGCACTAAAAAGGTTCTTAGGCATGACAGAAGAAGAAATTGCAGAGAATGAACGTTTATGGCGTGAAGAAAATGACGAAAATCTTGAAACTCCAGCAACAGATGCCGCAGGAGAAATGCGTAGTGGTGGTATTTCAGGAGCAGGAATAGATGCAGATATGGGCGGAATGGAAGATGTAGACGCATCTGTCCCATCAGAAGACGGTGGAGAAGGAACTCCTCCAGAAACTACAACAGGCCAAGAGCTAGGCGCTAGTCCGGCAACTACAGACCAAACGGTATAAATACAATATGATACTTAGAGAATTATTTTATTTTGATAGAGAAACTATTGAGCCCGTAGAAGACAAGAGCTACGAGCCGCAACACGACGATTCACCTGTAAAAGCAACTGATACAAGGCAAACTAGATTAACGCTCGGTCAAATTAATAGAATTCGTAAAGCGTCTGAGTTACATCAAGAAGAAGTAGACAACGAATTAGACTTTATTAGACAGATGTACGGAATAGCAGCACAAGCGGAGGCCGGCGGTGCTGTTTAATGGCAAAAATAGATAAGACTCTTTATACAAAAGAGGAATGGCGGATTATTAAAAACCGCCGCAGACTAGAAAAAGAACTCCAAAAACAAAAACAACGTATTGCTGAAACAAAGCATTCAGCGAAAACTAGCATTGCCTTTGTCTTAGGCAACGGTGTTAGCAGAAAGTCGATATTACCAGAGGATTTACAAAAGCATGGCCGAGTTTATGGTTGTAATGCTTTGTACAGGACCTTTTCTCCTGACTATTTAATTGCTGTAGACGTTAAAATGATACTAGAAATATCACGTAGTGGGTATCAAAATACAAATCAAGTATGGACAAATCATAATAAAGCATATTCAGAAATTAAAAACATTAATTATTTTCAACCAAGTAAAGGCTGGAGTAGTGGTCCAACAGCATTATGGCTAGCAGCTGAACACGAATACGAAGATATTTACATATTAGGGTTTGACTTCCAAGGATTAGATAACGGATCTAAATTTAATAACCTATACGCCGATACAAAAAACTATAAAAAAAGCAATGAAGCCGCAACATTTTACGGTAATTGGCTACGACAAACCAAACAAGTTATAAGAGATAACAAAAAAACAAACTTTCATAGAGTTATAGCACCAGATAATTATCAGCCTATAGAACTAAATAATTTTGATAACTTTAGTACAATAGAGCTTGGAGATTTTAAAAAAATCTTCAATTTTTCCTAACATATGCAAAAAAGGCCTCTTTTGAGCCTATATCTACGCATATTTCCCCCATTTTGTTAAAAAATAGTGACAGCCTTACCATAGGTATAACTTTTATAGGAGAACAAAAATGGCAGATAAAAACAAGTTCGAAGAAATGCTCGAGCGTCTTGTTAATGAAGACAAAGCTGGTGCAGAAGAACTATTCCACGAAATTGTTGTAGAGAAGTCAAGAGACATCTATGCAAACTTAATTGAACAAGATTTAGAAATCGAAGAAGAAGACAAAGAAGTCGAAGAAACTACTGACGAAGAAGTAGATGAAGCTACTGACGAAGAAGTAGATGAAGCATCTGATGAAGAAGTAGATGAGTCAAGCGACGAAGAAGTTGACGAAAACTTTGATTTAGACGAATTTGAAGTCGAAGGTGAGCCTGAAATGGGCGGAGATCCAGTAGACGACATGATGGGTGACATCGAAGCAGGCGACGACGAAGAAGGCGACGAAGAAGGTGAAGAAGATGAAGACCTTGAAGATCGCGTAGTTGACCTTGAAGATGCACTAGACGACCTAAAAGCTGAATTTGAAAAAATGATGGGCGACGAAGGCGAAGGCGACGAAGCTGGTGAAGAAGAGCCAGAAGAAGCATTTGCATTTGAAGCAACTGACGAAGAAGTAGACGAAGCTGCTGACGAAGAAGTAGACGAAGCATCTGATGAAGAAGTTGACGAAGCTGATGAAAAAGAAGTAGAAGAGTCTAAGTCTGCAAAATCAGAAAGAGAACAAATGCGCGAGTACGTTGACAAAGTAGCAGGCGGACACGGCGCAGAAAAGAAAAGCTCAGGCGACAATGGCGACAACACAAAGTCACCAGTAGCAGGAGCAAATGACATGGGTGGCACTTCAGCTAACATCGCTAAAGGCGGAGAAGCAGGAAGCGGCGACCATGCTGGTCTAGGTGATTTAAACGCAAAAGACCAAGATGGCGGAAACATCAATGTACCAGGCGGTAAAGCGTCTAAAGCTGGCAAAAGCGAGCCAGGACACGGTGCAGAGAAAAAAGGTAAGCCAGAAAACGCTGATAACAAATCATCTGTAGTCGGCAAGTAAATAAGGAAGCTGAATGGGAAACCTACTAAGAGAGCATCTGACATTCGACCAAGCACAAATGGTTGTTGAGTCTGCTAACGAAGGAAAGGATCTTTACCTAAAAGGTATTTGCATCCAGGGCGGTGTACGCAATGCAAACCAGCGTGTGTATCCTGTAGAAGAAATTGGCAGGGCTGTCAAAACTCTCAACGATCAAATTCAAGGAGGATATAGTGTTCTCGGAGAGGTAGATCATCCAGAAGGACTTAACATTAACCTGGACCGTGTATCACACATGATAACTGAAACATGGATGGACGGACCAAATGGTTACGGTAAACTTAAAATATTACCAACCCCGATGGGGCAACTAGTTAAAACAATGCTCGAGAGCGGAGTTAAACTAGGTGTCTCGTCTAGGGGATCTGGTAACGTATCAGAAGACGGAAGCGGTCAAGTTTCCGACTTTGAAATCATAACGGTGGACGTTGTTGCACAACCCAGTGCTCCAGGTGCGTACCCTACGCCAATATACGAACACTTGATGAACACCCGCGGAGGGTACCAGGCATTTGAATTAGCACAGGCAACTAAAGAAGACCAAAAGGCACAGAAATACTTAAAAGAGAGCTTATTAAAAATAATAAGCGGGCTCCGATAAATGAGGAGAAAATAATATGTTGGAAGCATTAAAATCACTCTTCGAGAGCACAGCACTTTCTGAAGAAGTAAAAGCAGAAATACAAGAAGCTTGGGAAGCGAAGATCAACGAGAATCGTCAACAAGTTACAGCTGAACTTCGTGAAGAATTCGCTAAAAAATACGAGCATGATAAATCAACTATGGTTGAAGCAATCGATGCAATGTTGTCTGAAAAGCTAATTGAAGAAATTTCAGAGTTTGCAGATGATCGTAAACAACTAGCTGAAGCAAAAGCAAAATATGCAATAGCAATGCGCGAAAACGCAGACCTAATGAAGAATTTTGTTTTAGAGCAGCTACAAAAAGAAGTAAGCGAACTACACGAAGACAAAAAAGCAATGGCTATTAAAGCCGCTCAGTTGGAAGAATTTGTAGTTGAAGCTCTTTCTAAAGAAATTGCAGAGTTCTATGAAGATAAAAAAGATTTAGCAGAAACGAAAGTACGTTTAGTACGTGAAGCTAAAGAACACTTCAAGAAGGTTAAATCTAACTTTATTGAAAGAAGTGCTACAGCGGTATCAGAAACAGTTGATAAAGTCCTTAAAGGAGAAATTACTCAACTTAAAGAAGATATTGAAGAAGCACGAAGAAATGATTTTGGGCGCAAAATATTTGAAGCATTCAGCAATGAGTATTCAAATAGCTACCTAAATGAAAAAAGCGAAAGTGCTAAGTTACTAAAAGTTGTTGAGTTGAAAGACAAGCAACTTGCAGAAGCAAAAGCATTTGCTGAAAAAGCAAAGAATATTGCAGAAGCTCAAAAGGCAGAAAACAATAAACTTGTAGAATCAGCAAACCGCGAAAAGATCATGCGTGGTCTAATTGCTCCATTGAGCAGAGATCAGCAAGAGATTATGACAGACTTACTGGAATCAGTACAAACAGATAGACTTCAAAAATCATTTGACAAGTACTTACCATCAGTTATCGATGGCCAGGCTCCAGCAAAGCGTAAGGCTATATTATCAGAGGCAACAGAAGTTACAGGCAACAGAAAAGAAAACACGACACATATCAAAGCAGACGAGTCAAAAGTACTTGATATACGCCGTCTAGCTGGAATTAAATAAGGAGAAAATGATGTCAGAACTATTAGAAAGTCGCTGGACAGAAACCAAAGACGCTCTTCTTGAAGGCCTGGACGGTAACAAGAAGGCGGTAATGGCTGCCACACTAGAAAACACTCGTAAGTATTTGTCTGAGAGTGCAACAGCTGGAGCAACATCCGCTGGTAACGTAGCTACACTAAACCGTGTAATCCTACCAGTTATCAGACGTGTTATGCCAACTGTTATTGCTAACGAGCTAGTTGGTGTTCAACCAATGACTGGCCCAGTTGGCCAAATCCACACTCTACGTGTTCGTTACGCTGAAGCTTTTGATAGCACAAGCGGAACTGATACTGTAGCAGGTGAAGAGGCACTTAGCCCATTCAAGATTGCGGAAGGATATTCCGGTGCAGCTGACGATAAAGCCGCTACAACAGCAGCTTTAGAAGGTCAAGCTGGACGTAAATTGTCCATCCAAATCTTAAAGCAAACTGTAGAAGCTAAATCCAGAAAGCTATCAGCTCGTTGGACTTTTGAAGCTGCACAGGATGCACAATCAATGCACGGTATTGATGTTGAAGCAGAAATTATGGCTGCATTAGCACAAGAAATTACCGCTGAGATTGACCAAGAAGTTTTAGCAAGCCTAAACAGCCTAGCTGGTAATGCTGCTGAAACATATGACCAAAGTGCTGTATCAGGTACAGCAACATTCGTTGGTGACGAGCATGCTGCATTAGCTGTTCAAATCAACAGAGTTGCAAACTTGATTGCACAGCGTACACGTAGAGGCGCAGGTAACTACGCTGTTGTTAGCCCATTTGCGTTAACAATTCTACAAAGTGCTACAACTTCTGCGTTCGCAAGAACAACTGAAGGTACATTCGAAGCACCAACTAACACTAAAATGGTTGGTACATTGAATAACGCAATGAAAGTGTACGTCAACACATACAGTGCAGACGATGCACCAGTACTTGTTGGTTATAAGGGTTCAAGTGAATCAGACGCACCAGCGTTCTATTGCCCATACATTCCACTAATGTCAAGTGGTGTTGTGCTTGATCCAGCAACATTCGAGCCAACTGTGTCATTTATGACCAGATATGGTTACGTTGAGCTATCAAACACAGCTTCATCACTTGGTAACGCAGCAGATTACTTAGGTAAAGTTGCGATTACTAACGGAAGCGTGAGCTTTAGCTAAGTTTTACTTAAAACGAGAAAATAGGGCCTTAGGGCCCTATTTTTTTGACTACGGTTTTACTTGTTCATTACATACATTGTAACTTCAAAGCCAAAACGCATTTCTGTATAGCTAGGTTTTGTCCACATAACAATCTCCTTTCAATTATTATTTAAACACACTTTTTGACAAAAATCTTGCAGAAAATCATTAATTTTTCATAAAAAGTGGTTGACTTTTATTTTAAAGATGTTATATTAATAACATAAGCAACAAAGACTTAGCTAGTCAATGTTTATAGTGCAAGGAAGAGGCGTTTACCAGAGCGTCGAACTTGACTGTTTAGGGGTGGTACCCAGGTGTTGTACTGGAAACAGGCAATGTCACATCGCTCTACCGAGCGGAAGCAGGTTGTCGCGGAGATGAAATGGTATTTGGTCCGTGGCTTGTAGGTGTAACCGAGTCCTACCTATTTTGCTTATTCTTAAAGCCCGCCACTGTGCGGGCTTTCTTCTTATTTGATAAATACTTGTGTCAGATAGTGTGCCGCAAGGCGGACTTATGCTGTTACCCACAGCGTACCGGATAGAACCCGGATAGGACTACTTTATAGGAGAAAACAAATGGGAAGACCACTTAATAAAAGATACTTTGGACCTGCTACAGCAGGTGGCAATGAAATCAAAGTAGATTTCTATGATGGCACATCAGCTGTTCTAGAAGGCTACATTGTAAAACAATTAGGATCTAAAAAGTTTCGTGTTGCCGCAATTGGCACACCAGGAACTACATACGATCGTTTTTTAACTACAGGAAAATTACCTGCTGCTTTAACAGGCGAAGAAATGTGCATCAGTGTTAAAGGTGATGACGGTGAAACTTACGGCGTTAGTAAAATTTCAGGACGTAAGGCAACTATCATTGCTCACAGTGCAACAGGTTCGAATGCATTAAACGGACAATCGATTCCATGGAACTTCACAGTAAGTGCTGTTGACGGTGCTGTACAAGTTGAAGAAGCTGGTGATGATGACGTACTACTTGGTACTGACGACGACGACTTCACTGAAGACGCATAAGGATAATAACTTATGGACAAGTATTTAAGAGTAGCTGACGGCAACTACAGAGTAGTTGTTAAAGAAGGTGGTAGAATTACACTTGATACAGGTACGGAAGTTGGAGATGTTTACATCACCGGCAACCTAGTTGTTGAAGGCACTACTACTACTCTTGATACAGTCAACACTGTTGTTGAAGACAATATCATTGAACTTAACAAAGGCGAAACCGGAAACGGCATTACTAGAGATGGCGCTTCCGGTATTCGTGTTGATAGGGGTACAATACAAGACGCTCAATTCTTATTTGTAGAAAATGTAACTTGGACAGATACAGCTAACGGAGGCACAGTTGATAAAGGTGCTTGGTCATCGAGATACCCAGGAGGTAGAATCGGAGGCATTGAAACTGTAAGTATTACAACACCGGGCGTAGATTTAAACTTACTTGGTAGATATACATTATCAGGTGTAAGTACAGCAAACCCCGGAGTTGTTACTGTTACAGGAACAGCAAACTATGAGCAACGAGTTACTGATGACGACCATATACCTAACAAAAAATATGTAGATGATGCTATCTTTAACTTCTTTGGTACTGTTGTACCTAACAGAGTTCAAGTAGGCGATACTAAGGTACATGTGTATGATGACAGTGTTTCGGGTCCTAGTAGAGCAGAAACTGTTGTTGACGGTAACTTAGTTCAAGATGTTAGAGCAACTTGGACTGATACACATGGAATACGTATTGAACAAACTGTTCATGGTACTGAAATTAAAACACTTGGTACAAGTCAAGAAGATTTAATATTAAGTGCAACTGGTACCGGACATGTTGTAGTTGACGACAACTTAAGATTAGGTTATACTCCACACGAAGGTGTTGACGGAATAACCGATCCAGTAGAACCAGATGACGGAATACTGTTGTATGCTAAACCATCTCAATCAGCAGGCACAGGTATGTATTTCGTAAATGCACAAAACCAACGAGATGAAATTATAAGTAGAAATAGAGCACTAGTTTATAGTATGCTCTTTTAAGGAAATAATATGGCAATAGTTAATACAGCAATAATTGATCAAGGTGGCGGAGATTATAGACACATTATGTTAACTGTTCCTGCTAATAAGTCATATGCTATTACTAATATTTTAGTTTGCAATACTTATGACCCAAGTGCGTCTAATCCAGAAAACGAAACTTGTGAATTTGATTTACATTTTGTTCCATCAAACGGATCATACAGTGACACTATTACATCTGTAGTTAGACGCTTGTCATTACCAGCAGGCGAAACATTTACATTAGATACAGAAAAAATAGTATTAGACGCAGGCGACTCTGTTCAAATTAACGGAGGACCGTCAGCAAGCGGAACAGGAAGACTTGCTTGCACAGTTAGTTATTTGGAAATTACATAATGAGATTATTGAAGGCACAAAATACAAACCGTAGAACAATTTACGGAAGAGGAGTACAGTTTGATGTAGACGATCAAGTCTATATGGAAAGTACTAATAGTATACGTGTGCCCAAAGGTACTACAGCTCAGCGACCAGCAAATCCTGAAGAAGGACACTTTAGATATAATACAGATGATACTAGATTTGAAGTGTATGAAAACGGAGCCTGGCGCGGTGTTAGAGCTGTAGCCCCGGTTGGCGTTGGAATAACCCAACAGAGCTTAGGTAATGGCGATGCGTCAGAAACAGTATTCGGCCCATTAGCAAGCAACGATCCTGAATATCCGGTTCCAGTAGCCGCACAAAACGTTCTAGTATTTGTTGAAAACGTGTTTCAAATAAGCACAACAAACTATACATTAGAACAAAGCGTTAGCGGAAGTTTAACAGGCCCTAATGCTCCATACGCTGATGGTTGGTATCTTAAATTTACATCAGCACCAGACCTTAATAAGCCAGTAACTGTACTACATAACTTCGACAAGTAATCCAATAAATACAAGTAGGAGAACTTTAAATGTCGCAAGTAGGTAGAATCTCAGGACCACTATTATTCGCTAATCTAGAAAGAAACGGCATTGATCTGGCCTTTGAAACAGACTTACTTTACCTTGATGTTAATAATGGCAAAATAGGTATAAGAAATAATGCTCCTACTAACGATTTACATGTTTTAGATACTACTAGAACTACTACATTATACGGCGATACACAAGCAGATATTGCTAATATAAACTTTCAAAACTCAACAATACAGCCTTTTCCGGGACAATTATTTCTTGATGCTAGATATAAGATAACATCTTCAAACGCTAAAACAGGCGACATTTTTATAGATGATAATTACATATCTACTACAAATAGCAATTCTAATTTAGAACTACGTCCTAACGGAACGGGTCGTGTAGAAGTTTACAGCGATCTACATACAGACGGTAATATACATGCAACAGGCAATATCACTCTTGATGGTAACATTATTTTTGGCGACACCGGTGATGATTCAACAGCATTAAATGATACTGTAACATTTCAAACTGATGTAAACAGTAATATAGATCCTACAGTCACAGAAGTATACGATTTAGGAAAGTATAACAAGCGTTGGTTAGAATTGAATACTAGGCTTGTTAATGGTGTTGCTGTTGAATCTAGTAGTTTTATATTAGGCGGAGTTGACCTTAATAATAGACCAGGTAAAACTTATTACGTATCTAAAAATGGCGACAATGACTACACTGGTACACATGTACAACACCCATTTGAAACTATTGATTATGCTGTAACGCAAGCAACGGCAGGAGATACTATCCATGTATTTCCTGGAGAGTACGAAGAATCTACACCAATTGTTGTTCCTGCAGGTGTTACAGTAGTTGGTCACGATTTAAGAAACACAGTTATTACACCGCCAAGTAGTCAAAGCTCTACAGATATATTTCATCTTAACGGCGAAAGTACCGTAGCAAATTTTACAATTAAAGATTTCTTTTATGACAGTGTAAATGACACAGGTTATGCTTTTAGATTTGCTCCTAATGCAACAATTACAACACGTAGTCCTTATGTTCAAAACGTTACAGTAAGCACACAAGGTAGCACAACTAGTGCAAGCGATCCTAGAGGATATGCTAGTGGCGATGCTGGTAAAGGTGCGTTAGTAGACGGAGCAAGTGTATTAGGTACAAGCAATGAAGCAAGCATGTTGTTCCATGCTGTAACATTTATTACACCAGGTGTAGATGCACTTACAATGACAAATGGTGTTAGGGTAGAGTGGTTAAATTCATTTACATATTTTGCAGACAGAGGTTTATATGCTGTTAATGGTGCAACAGGACATTTAAGCACAGACGGAAGTACAATTAAGTACGGTGCAGAACTACGCTCAATTGGTTCAGCAAACGTATACGGTAACAAAGGCGCTGAAGCAGATGGCGCTGATACATTAATGTATCTTATTCAACACAACTTTGGTTATATAGGATCTGGAAAATTTGTAGACAATGATCCTAGCAGAGTTATACAGACAAATGAAACTATTGAATTAAACTCGGGTAAAATTTATTACAGTTCTACGGACCATTTAGGAAATTTTAGAGTAGGCGATCAGTTTTTTGTTGATCTAGAAACTGGTAACAGTACACTAACTATTGACGAATCTACAGTTAATGCATTAGCAGGACTAACTGTTACAACTAACGGAAATATTGCAATTATTGATGGCAATAAAGTTCAAAATCAAAATATAAGATTTAGCGGCAACACAATTGAAAGCCTATCAGGCGAAATTAATATTGACAGTCCTGCTAGTACCTTTATAAATCTAAACGGCAATACTAACCTTGTAGGTAATTTAGACATTACAGATAACTTTACGTTTGATGGCACACTTTCATTAGCAGGCGATCAACCTACAGACACAGTAACGTTTAATACAGAATTTAGTCAAGATTTAGAACCCAATCAAGACTTAACTTTTACTTTAGGTAACGAAACAAAAAGGTGGAATTGGACTTATGTAAATGATGCAGAAATAGACGGCGTCACTATAGAAACAAATTATATTACTTCAAACGAATCGAATGCAGACTTAGAACTTAGAGCTAGTGGAACTGGTAAAGTTAATATTACAGATCAAGTTAATATTAATAATCAACTTACAGCATTAGGAACAAGTACTTTTCAAAATGTTTCACTACAAGTGTTAACAAGTAATGCAGACTTAGAAGCAACAAACTTTAGTATTAACGATTTTAATATCCAAGGAAATCTTGACATTCAAGGAGAAGCCCAACTAGAGAATATACTAATTGATGATAATTTTATTACTACTACACAAAGTAATAGCGATTTAGAATTAAGAGCTGCAGGTACAGGCGAAGTTACTACACAAGAATTAGTAAGAGTTAACGGGTTATTAATTAACGAAAGTACACTACAGACTGGAAATGTAGACATTGCTGGAACTGTGACATTTGGAACTTTAGAAACTGACGAAATAAGAATTAATAACAACACAATAGAAGCATTTAACACTAATCAAGACTTAAACTTAGATGCAAACGGTACCGGCGAAGTTCAAATTAACAGTAGTGATGTTATTATTCAAGAAGACTTAACTGTTAACGGTAACACAACACTACAAGGAACTGATATAACAGGGTCACTTGTTCATTCAGGTAACTTAACCCAAACTGGAAACTATAACATTGCTGGTGAAATTAGTAACGGCAATATTCTAATTGAAGATAACTTTATTACTACAACAAACAGTAATAGTGATTTAGAACTACGTGCTAGTGGAACCGGCGAAGTTCTTATACCTAACAATGATGTACAAGTTAATAATAATTTTACTGTAACTGGAGCAAGTGATTTTCAAGATGTAACAGTTAATGGAACATTCCTACCAGGGTTTTCATATCAAACAGGTGATAGAAGTTTTAATGGTAATCTTACAATATCACAAAATTTAGATGTAACTGGATTTGCACAGTTTGAAGAAATCCTAGTTGATGATAATTTTATTACTACGACTACATCGAACACAGATTTAGAACTACGTGCTAGTGGAACTGGCAAAGTTCTTATACCTAACAACAATGTTGTTATTAATAATAATTTAACAGTAAATGACGCAAATGTTGTAAATGTTACAGTTGCTCAAGATATACTACTTAATGAAATTGTTATTCCGCCTAGTATTATAGAAATAGATGATAATTTTATCAGCACAAAAGTTTCTAATGAAAGTTTAGATTTAAGAGCTAACGGAAGTGGCAACATATTATATGTTGACAACACAACTATTTCTAACAATTTAAATGTTAATGGCCAAACAAATACTGAAAATATAGAAATTACAGGGACTACAAATATTGTTGGCAATACCAACTTTGCACAAGACTATAACTTAACAGGACAATTAACAACAGACAAATTAGTTCTTACTGAAAATTATCAAGACTTTGAACGAGTAGGTATACATGGCAACAAGATTACTTCTCAAGAAACTAACACAGACTTAGAATTACGTGCAAGTGGTACAGGCAGGGTAGTAATAGATAATGCAACTTTTGATAGAAATGTTACAGTAAATGATCTAAATGCAAATAACATTATTGCTGATCAAAGTTTTGAAGCGGCGTTAATTGATAGTGAAAACATAGAAGCGTTTGGTAATGTTGTAACAACAACTCTTAGCAATAGCGATTTAGAATTACGTGCTAATGGCACAGGGCAGGTTATTGTTGATAACGCTAGTTTAAATATATCAAATAATTTTACAGTAAATGATCAAACAGTAATAAATGATGATACTACAGTAACAGGATCGTTAAACATAAACGGTGATACTGTTCGTACAGGTAATTCTACGGTTACACTTACAAGCGATTACACAATTAATGGAGCCTTAACAGTTGATAGAAAAACTGATTTAGGAGACTGGACTATTGACGGAAATGTTTTAGAATATACACAGACAGGTGATGTAGTGCTTGACACCGCAGGCACAGGTGATGTAGTGTTTACTGATACTGTTGTAAGTAGAGATATGTCAGCAGCAAGTGCGTCATTTGGTAGTCTAAGAATTCTAGATAGTGTTGCATTAGAAAATATGGTTAGTTCAACTGACATAGAAATATTTGATAACGTAATTACAACAACAAATAGTAATAGTAATTTAGAACTTAGAGCGGCAGGAAATGTTGAAATTGACAACAACTTTAGTGTTACCGGAACATCTCAAATAGATGGAACTACATCTTTACAAGGTACTGAAATTAATGCTCCTATAACAGTAAATGCAAATATTATACAAACTGGTAATAGAGATATTACAGGTGATTATTCTGCTACAAACTTAATTGTTGACAGAAGAACCGATCTCGGAAACTTTACATTCGAAGATAGCACAATACTTAATAACAATATCGGAGACATGACTATAACTGGTTCTGGAACTGGAAATGTTGTTATAGAACAAGGTAGAGCAGATAAAAATTTAACAGCTACAAGTGCAACAAGTAACGGATTTTTTATTGAAAAAGCTGTAGCTGCTAACAAGTTTATAGTTACAGATGATATTGAAATATTTCAAAATGTTATTACAACAACAAACAGTAACAGTAATCTAGAATTACGCACAAGCGGCTCAGGAGAAATATATCTAGAAGGTATAAGGGCGTTAGACAGTACATTACAAACGTTTAGTGGAAATGATCTAACTATAACCAGTAACGAAATATTGTTTGATAGTACTCATAGTATACAGATTCCAATAGGCGATAGCTCACAACGTATTGTAGCATCTGTAGCAACAATAGTTCTAGATGGTGGTAACGGTGTAAATGATCCACAGCCTATCACTGTTGATGGTGGTGATGCTGTAACAGTATTTGGTCCAACGGATACGTTCTACGACGGTGGAACTTCGCTAGAGCCTAACGGTAACGCCGGCGACATTAGATTTAATACTGATTATGGACTATTTGAAGGATTCAGTCAAGCAAACCAGTATTTTGGCGGTGTGTTTAGTGAAGACGCACAGACTAATGTTCAAGCACTCAATGACGAAGTTGAATTTAGAGTAGCAGGTACTAAAGTAGGTAGCGTAGCCTATGACGGTGTTAATATTAGCACATCATTAAAAACAGCAAATATTACTATATCTAATAACATAGTTACATCTGAAAATAATACAGCATTGCAATTAGTTCCAAATGGAGCGGGTACTGTTAAGATGTTTGATAATATGTCGTTTGACGACAACAAGATTAAAAATCTTGCAAACGACGATGGTTTACATATTGTAACTACTGATAACGGATATGTAAAAATTGATACTCAAGTTAGCGGTATAGTATTACCTACCGGTGACAATTCAACTAGAGATGCAACTCCGGTTGTTGGAGAAATTAGATATAATACAGAAGCACCTGGTGCAGAAATATGGAACGGTACAGAATGGGTATCTGTTGCAGGTGATACTGGTGATGCAGATGCGATAGTTCTCGGCGAAGCCTTTGACGAATGGACTCTTATACTAGGGTAAGTCCACCCTTTTTCTCTAAAACGATAAATACTATTAATGCAGCATAGACCAATGTTGCAGGGTCAAACTGTGGTTAGCCAGCAAAGAGCGAGAGCTGAAAATTTAGGCTAGAGGGACAGGATCCCCGTGTAAGGAGAAGAGATGGCTGTAGGTCGCATATCAGGTCCGCTCTTGAAGTCTAATTTGATTCGTAATGGAATCGATTTAGCTTTTGAGACAGACTTATTATATCTAGATGTTAACAATCAGCGAATTGGTGTTAAAACTAATGCTCCATCACACGACTTACACGTTAACGGCACAACACGTACAACCAACTTAATAGTAGACAATATAGCAGAAATTGCTGATATTACTATTTCTGGTAATACTATTCAAAGTGCAAATACTCTTAATCTTCTTACAACTGGCGCCGATAGTGTTGTTTATCAACGTCAACTTGACATTCAAAGCATTTCAATATTTGACAATGTAATTAATACAAACGATTCTAATGCAAATTTAGAATTACGTCCTAACGGCACAGGCCAAGTAGAAGTTTATTCAAATTTACAAGTTGAAGGTAATATACATGCAACGGGTAATATTAGTGCTGATGGCAATATTACACTAGGTGATGCAGATACAGATAATGTTACTTTTAACTCCGCTGTTGCAAGTGATATTATTCCAGATCAAACAGACACTTATAAATTAGGTAACAGTGTTAAAAGATGGGATGATGTCTGGCTACAAAATCTAAACGCAACAACAATTAACAGTTCAGATCTTCTTGTTGACGGTATTGACATGACTCTACGTCAAGGTAACATTTATTATGTTGCTGAAAATGGAGATGATACTAGAACAGGAACACATCCTCAAGATCCGTTTGCTACAATAGAACAAGCATTAAGTGTAGCAACAACAGGCGATACTGTTTACATTTATCCAGGCGCTTATGAAGAAGTATTTCCTTTAACTGTTCCAGTAGGAGTAACAGTTAAAGGACACTCATTAAGAAGCGTTACAATAACTCCTACAGCAGGCACGAATACAAATGATGCATTTTTACTAAATGGTGAAACTACTGTAGAAGATATTACAATTAAAGACTTTTATAGTCCAGGATTTGCATTTAAATTTGCAAACAATATGACTGTTACAAGCAGAAGTCCTTACATTAGAAACGTTACAGTTATTACAAAAGGTTCAACACTTACAGCAGAAGATCCAAGAGGATTTAATGCAGGAGACGCAGGTGGCGGCGCATATTTAGACGGTAGTGTTGTAAATGCAAATTCAAAAGAAGCAAGTTGTTTATTCCATGCTGTTACATTTATAACACCCGGTGTTGACACACTACAAGCAACTAACGGTGTTAGAGTAGAATGGCTTAACTCATTTACATATTTTGCTAATAGAGGCTTGTATGCGTTTGACGGCACAGCAGGAAAGTATAACGATGGTAAAACGTTTGTTAGACTAGGCGGCATAAGCGGCGGCACATTCCAAGCAGGCGATACAGTTACATTTACAAGTACAGACAGTTCAACTGTTTTAAATGTAAATGTTGAAAGTGTAGACAACGATGTACTTGTAATTGACGGCAAAAATATTGACTTTATAGATTTTGATACAACACCGCAAAGTATTTCAAACGGTTCGGGCGTAACAGCAACAACAATACTTAATCATGATGTAAGAGACTTTGGTGCAGAAATAAGAATGATTGGCTCTGCATCGGTTTACGGTAATTATGGATTATACGGCGACGGCCCGGGTGTAATTGTTTATGCTATTGGACAAAATCTAGCATACATTGGTAATGGTAAAGAAGTTACTAATGACCCAGGTACTGTATTACAAGATAACGAAGTTATTGAATTAAATGATGCTAAGATTAGATATAACTCAGTAGACCATAAAGGTGATTTTAGAGTTGGTGACCTATTTTATGTTAACCAAGATGACGGTACTGTAAACTTTGTTGCAAATGCACTTAATGTAGATTTAACTTCAGGTGTAACATTTACAAGTGGCGGTAATTCAACTTTTGTAAGCGGTGATAGAATTGACACTGGTAACTTAAGAATAAGTGGAAATACTATAGAAAGTTTAAGTGGTAATATAAACATAAGTCCACTTACACAAACATTAAATTTAAACAGCGATGTTAATGTTGCAGGTAGTTTAGATGTTACTGGTAATGTAACTATTGGTGGCAACATCACAATAGGTGATCAAGCAACTGATACTATACAAATAGTTGCAGGTATTGACAGTGACCTAATACCTAATCTAGATACAACATATAATTTAGGTAATCCATCTAAGATGTGGAAATACCTTTATACTAATGGAGCAGATTTTGGCGACATTAGAATAACAAATAACTTTATTGAAACAACTGTTTCGAATGCAGATTTAGAATTACGTGCTAGTGGAACAGGTAAGATACTAGTACCAAATTCAAATGTTGAAATTACAAATGACTTAATAGTTGGAGGAGATTCTACATTCCAAGACGTTGATATTCTTGGTAACTTGACTATTGGCGGTGATATTACACAAACTGGTAACCAAACAGTTATTGGTGATGTTGCTGTTGGCGGTAATCTATCAGTAACAGGACAAGCTCAGTTTGAAGAAATACTAATCGACGATAACTTTATTACAACTACTAGTTCAAACGCAGACTTAGAACTTAGAGCTAATGGAACTGGTGAAGTATTAATTCCTAATAACACATTTAGAATCAGTAACGATTTAATTGCTGATTCTGTGCAAGCAAATACACTAGTTGCAACTACAGTAGATGCTACTGATTTTATAAATGGTACAATTAGAATTGATAATAATCACATACAAGTAACTACAGCAGACACTGACTTGTTTATTGATGCTGCAGGCACAGGTGATGTAAAAATCAACAGTAGTGATGTTGTTATACAGCAAAATCTACTGTAAATGGAGCAACCAGTTTACAGAATACTCAAATTACAGGAACAATAACACATACTGGCGATACTACACAGACTGGTAATTTTAATATTGCTGGTGAAATTAGTAATGGCAATATTCTAATAGAAGATAATTTTATTACTACAACAAACAGTAATAGTGATTTAGAACTACGTGCTAGTGGAACCGGTGAAATATTAATTCCAGATAATAATGTACAAATTAATAATAACCTGACTGTAAGCGGTACAACTGATCTACAAGATACTACAGTAAATGGTACATTTACACTTACAGGTGATTTAAACCAAACAGGTGATGCAACTATTACAGGAAGTGTAACAGTTACACAAGATTTAGATGTTTCGGGTGCAGCACAGTTCGAAGAAATATTAATTGACGACAATTTCATTACTACAACAACTTCTAATACAAATTTAGAACTACGTGCTAGTGGAACTGGTATTGTTTTAATACCAAATGCAAATGTTGAAATTACAAATGATTTAGATGTACAAGGCACACTAACAGTTAATGATATTAACAGTTCAGGAACCATAACAGCAAATAGATTTAGTACTGGTGATATTTTAATTGACGACAACTTTATTACAACGACACAGAGTAATAGCAATTTAGAATTACGTGCAAACGGCACTGGCGAAATAATTGTTCCTAATAATGATGTAACATTTCAAAATGCTGTAACTGTTGAAGGATTAACAACATTATCTGATACAACCGTAAATGGAACATTACAAGTACAAGGAAATGTAACACATACCGGTGATATTCAAGTTATTGGTACAAGCACACTTGACAAGGTTGTTGTAAATCAAACTCTTCAATTAGAAGAAATATTAATTGATGATAATTTTATAACAACAACTAGCTCAAATGCTGATTTAGAATTAAGTGCAAACGGCACAGGACAAGTTATTGTTCCTAATAATGATGTTGTTATTACAAATGATCTTGATGTTAACGGAACATTTACTGTTAATAACATAAACAGCTCAGGTACAATTACAGCAAATAGTTATTCAACTGGTGATATTTTAATTGACGATAATTTTATCACTACTACATTAAGTAATAGCGATTTAGAATTACGAGCTAATGGAACTGGTGAAGTTCTTATTCCTAATAATGACGTACAAATTGATAATAATTTAAATGTTGACGGTAGTGCAACATTATCTAATACAACCATAAATGGTGCGTTTAATCATACAGGGGATACTGTTCAAGTTGGCGATTACACACAAACAGGTAATGCAAATTATACAGGTAATTTAGTTGTATCAGGTGACTCTCAATTTGAAAATATTCAAATTACAGGCAATGTTATACAAACTACACTTAGCAATAGTGATTTAGAATTTAAAACATCAGGTACTGGTAGCGTATTAATTCCAAGTGCAAACGTAAATGTTACTGGTGATTTAACTGTTGTTGGACAACTCACAGTTGGTGATATTCAAAGCACAGGAACAATTGAAGCAAATAACTTTACTACTGGTGATATACTAATTGATGATAATTTTATCACAACTACAACGTCTAACAGCGACCTAGAGCTTAGGGCTAATGGAACTGGCATAGTAGTAGTCCAGGACAGTTTGCAAGCAACACAAGACCTTACAGTAAGCGGAAACACTACTTTAAACAGTGATGTAACTATTAACGGAGATGTTACACATACAGGTACAACAGTACAAACTGGAAACTTTACACAAACTGGTACAACAGATGTTACAGGAAACTTAACTGTAACAGGAGATGCCGATTTTGAAGGTATTAGACTTGCAGGAAATTCAATAATAGGCACACAATCAAATGCTGATATTGAAATTAAAACATCCGGTACTGGAGATATATTATTTCCAAACAATGACTTACAAGTAACAAATGATTTTGTTGTAGGAGGCACACTAACTGTTGGAAACTTAACAGCGACAGGTATTATCGAAGCTGACAGTTTTACAACAGGTGATATATTAATTGATGATAACTTTATTACTACAACTTTAAGTAACAGTAATTTAGAACTACGTGCAAATGGCACTGGTGGTATTATTGCAGAAAACTTTACCATCAACGAAAGCACAATATCTACAACAACAGATGATATGACAATTAGCCCTGCTACTGGTTATACAAAGTTTGCTGGTACTGGTGCTATAAATGTTCCAGTTGGTACAACATTACAAAGACCTTCAAGTCCACAAGTAGGACAAATTCGTTATAATCAAGATTTAAGTAGATACGAAGGATATAACGGAACTAATTGGATTATATTACAAGGTGTTGAAGATTTAGACGGTAACACAAAAGTTACAGCAGAACTTGTTGAAGGCCAAAATGATAATATTATTAGATTCTACACAGATAATACAGTTAGAGCTAATATCGATTCAAATAGATTCTATGCAGATAGATTTGAAGTAGATGATGTACAAATAGAGCAAAACACAATCAGCACACTTACTACTGATCAAGACTTGGTGTTAAGTGCCGCAGGTACTGGTAGAGTAGTAATAGAAAACTTTGCCTTCGAAGACAATAGGATTATAAATACAGTATCGAATAGTATTACTCTTTTTGAAAACACTAATAACGGATATGTTAAGTTTAGTGGAACAGGTGGACTTGTAATACCAAGTGGTACTAGTGCAGAAAGACCTGCGGTTGCTTATAGAGAAATAGGCATGGCCAGGTTTAACACTGAAGACGACAGGGTTGAAATATTCGACGGAGTAAACTGGGCCTCTTCAGCTGGTGCAGGATCTGGTATTAATCCATCAGATGCAGCAGACTTAGCAATTGAAACAGTTTTATACTTAGGATAATAAATGGCAACGATATTTAAAAATAAAGTTATTAACAATGTAGGCACACAACCTATAGACATTATTGAAACTAACTCGGCAACTAGAGCCACTGTTATCGGGTTAAGTTTAACAAATCTTACTGATAGTTTTGTTTATGTAAGTGTGTTAATGAAAGACGATACAAGTGTAACTGGACATTATATTAAAGATACGTTGCTACCAGCAAATACTAGTTTGCGAGTTGTTGCAACAGGCGAAAAATTAATAGTTGCACCTGATAATATTGTCCAAGTAGTAGCAAGTACAGATGATGCTGTAGACGCTATAGCAAGTTATGTGGAGATAGTATAATGAGTCATTATATAGGAAGTAATCCAACAGACGTACAAAACGGATTTATCAAAAGATATTTTTACGGTTTACGTAGGAATGATGATGGTGAATTATTTTTAGTTAGAGTTGATCAACTTGCAGGCGGAGACTCAAACAGTGTTACAATTAACGATTTAGGTATATCAGAAGAAAACTTTTTAGATTTTGAAGAAGGTATTGATTACTTAGATGGTATTGATGAAAATAAAGATATTGTTTATCCTAACTTGCGTTACCCTCAACTACGTTGGGACGGTAGAAGTTTAACATATTATATTGAAGCAGGCACAGGACATTTTGTACAATCAGTTAGTGAAAAAGTAACATTCGAAGATAATATTAGTTCACCAGCATACGGTGAAGGTGTAGATAATGCGGTATTGCTTCCTGGTGAAACAGGCGGACCAGGACCAGGATACTAGGGGAAAATAAATGGCAGAATTTAAACTAGAACGTTTTAAGTATACATGGAAAGGTGAATGGATCGCAGCCACAGTATACAAACGTGATGACATTGTAAGAGTTGGCGGTAAAACATATGTGTGTTTAGAAGGACATACAGCTGATACTAAATTTAAAACCGACTTACTTGCTACATTGCCTGGAAGTAATCCACCACAAGCAGCCCCTAAGTGGAGATTAATGACAGATGGTAGATCTTTTAAAGGTGCGTGGGCAACAGCGACTACATATGCAATTAGTGATATTGTATTAAAAGACGGATCACTTTGGGTATGTCTAAACGAACATGATTCAACAGAATTTTATGTAAACAAAGACGACTGGGCCCTGCTTGCAGAGTCAGTAAAATATACTACTAATTGGGAAACAGCAACTGATTATGGTACAGGTGCATTAGTAAAATATAATGGCATCGTATACAAGTGTATAGTTCCTCATGTATCGGGATTGTTTTTAGAAGATAACTTAGTTACTACACCTTCAAATATTCAAGTTGCTGTAGTAAGAAATGCAGAAGACACAGCAAACATTTATACATTAAATGGTATTCCTCAAGCAGAATTAACGTTTGCATTTGGCAAAACATATGTATTTGATCAAAGTGCTCCTCAAGACGGTAGCGATGATACAAATTTATATTTTGGCGGCGGCTTTGACCAGAACGGCGATCCAGTACAGAATCCACATCCATTATTATTAAGTATTACTGATGATGGGCTTTGGAATAGCGGAGTTCCTTATGCAGACGGTGTAACATATTTTCTTAACGGTAACGAAGTTACACAGCAAGTATATGTTTCAAATTTTGCACAAGCAACAACTAGACAGGTAAGATTTACTGTACCATATACCGCACCAGAAACACTTTATTACTATTGTAGATATCATGCAGGAATGGGTGCGTCCCTTGCTACTGAAACATCTGCAGATGTTTCATGGGAAGTTTACCACAGCGGAATTGAATATGTAGGTGCATGGGCAAGAGACACTCTATATAGAAAAAACGATTTAGTATTATATGGCGGTAGTATATGGAGATGTACAGAAACACACCAATCTGCTTCTCAAGGATTTTTAGATGGTGACGGCAATCTTGCAGATCAATTAGATACTACTAAATTTGCTATAGAATTACCAGGCTTTCAATATGAGTCAGAATGGAGTGACACAGCAGAATATCAAGCAGGCGATGTTGTACGATATGGTGGTTACTTATATTTTGCAACCAAATACAATAGAGATGATCAACCCGCCCAGTCACAAGACAGTACATCAAGTTGGGTAGAACTTCAATATGGTTACAACTTTAGAGGTGAATGGGTAGACGGCGCAGAATATAATCCAGGCGACATAGTTCAACGAGGCGGCGAACTATACATGGCTCTAGTTTCTATAGGTAAAGTAGAAGTTGACGGAAGTACATCTGATTATCTGCAAACAGAAAAATGGCAATTACTTGTTCCAAGTAAAACTTGGGGCGAAGCATGGATTACAGGACGTACATATTTTGTTGGTGAAGTTGTTTACCACTTTGGTAGTGCTTATGTTTGTAACGAAGCACACGTTAGTACAAATGATAACTTTCCTGGAGATAACGGTAGCGGATACTTTTATTGGGATACATTAGTTGAAGCAGGACAACCGTCAGGTTTGTCAGCCCAAGGCGATCTACTAACTTATAATTTAAGTAGAACAAACGTTGGCGACGGTAGTACTATTGGCCCTGCAGGAGTAGCTATAGGCGAAGAAAGACAACTGTTATCAGTTAACGATGACGACACTGTATTTTGGAAAAATTATCTAAGAACAGCGCAAGAAATTTATGTTGGGCATCATGGCATGGACACAGAAGGATATGGACGAGATCCAAATAGACCATTTAGGTCCGTGAGATATGCTTGTGAATTTGTAGAAGAAACATTTCCAGCATTAACACCTGTAAAAATTAAAGTTGATACAGGAAGGTACACAGAAATAGGCCCAATTAGCGTACCAGCAGGTACAGCGGTAATGGGCGACGAACTTAGATCTGTAACTATTGTTGCAAATCCGAGATTAGACGAATATCAAAATGAAACAGAAGAATTTAATGCTGCATGGGATTATGTAACAAGTATTTTACTTAACTTGTTTAGCAATGTTGACGTTCCACCACTTCCTGGAAATACACTTACACAACCTAAGACTACCTTAACTTTAGGATTAAGTGAAGTTAACTTAGCAATTACTCTTATTGATGTAATTAAAGATAAAGTTGAATTTAACGCAGAAAGCGGTGCTGTTGATCCTATTATGACAGGAACAAACACCCTTACATCAAACAGTGTTAGACGTCAAACAGCTTCTAAACTAGAAAGTTTACAAAGTTATCTTTCTCAACAAGTTGAAGCATGGGTGCGTGAAAACTATCCAACTAAACAATTTAGAATGAATAGAATAGCAGAAGATTTTATACACTTCTTTAAAGCTATCTGCTATGATTTAAGGTACGAAGGAACTTACAAATCAATACTATCAGCTGAAAGATATGCCAATGCAATTACAGGTAGTAATCTAAGTGATTTATTTAGAATGAGAGATACAACTGGCTTACGTCAATGTACTGTTGAAGGACTAGATGGAGCACTAAACCCACCAGGTGTTTACGACTTATACCAAAGACCAACATCGGGTGCCTTTACAGCACTTGATCCAGGTTGGGGAACAGCAGATGATAGAACATGGATTAAACGTAGATCACCTTACATACAAGGTGTAACAACTATTGGTACAGCATGTACAGGTATGCGTGTAGATGGATTATTACATAACGGTGGTAACAAGTCTATGACAGCAAACGACTATACACAAGTGTTAAGTGATGGTATTGGTGCATGGATTTCAGACAATGGTAGAGCAGAGCTTGTGTCAGTGTTTACATACTATAACCAAGTTGGATATTTAGCAGAACGTGGAGGAGTTATTCGTGCAACAAACGGTAACAACTCATACGGAAAATACGGTAGTATTGCAGACGGCATTGATCCTAACGAAGTACCTATTACAGCATCAGTGTTCAACAGAGATAATGAAGCAACGGTAGACGGGGTGTTTGCAGGAGCGTTTGGTGATGAAATCCTAATTTATGAATATGCAAATGCAGGCGAAAATTATACCACAGCTACAAGCACTATAACAGGTGCAGGAGCAAATGCTGAAGCATTACACGAAGATATTAGACACGGTGCATTATTCCAATCAAGAATTGTTAATCCTGCAGACAGCGGAGCAATAGGCGGAGTAGGATATACAAATATTCAAAACCAAGCAACTATTGGAGATAGTACAAGTATTACCTTAAACGTCAACGAAACAATTACTGAAGAAGAAATTGTAGGACAAGCACTTTATATTATTTCAGGTGATGGTACAGGACAATATGGTTATGTATCTGCCTATAACGAACTTAATCAAATTGCTTCTATAAACAAAGAAAGCACAGGTCAACCAGGGTGGGATCATTTACTTCCTGGTACTACAATTGAAACAACACTGAGCTCAAATACTAGATATCAAATTGAACCACGCATAGTATCATCGGCACCGTCATATGCAGCAAACAACTATAACATTGCAAGTGGTAGAGATATTATAGATGTTGCATTTAGTAATACAACTTTTGAATTTACAGACATTGAAGGACAACCAGGAACAGGTGACGTTATAACGCAAGATGGTCTTGCTCCTGCTAATGCAAGATTTGATATTACTAAAAACGGACTTGTCTATGAAGTAACTATTGCAGATGGTGGTTTAGGATACGCTATTGGTGATTCTATTACAATTTTAGGTAGTGTATTAGGCGGCGATGATGTTACTAATGACTGTCATATTAAAGTGAGTGGTGTAACTGACGATAGTTCAAACTCGATTACAAGTGTAGTTGTAACAGGTACAGGACGTAGTGGTAAGTTTGTTGCTATCGCAAAACCAAATTTTGTGTTAGAAAGTGATACAGGACAAGGTTGGAATGAAGTATTATTGCCAAACTCTACAGCCATTGATTGGATCAAAGTAGCTGCAGGTGCAAATAGATTTGTTGCTATTGCTAAAGGTACTGATGAAGCTGCATATAGTTTAGATGGAGTAAATTGGAATTCTGTAACATTACCTTTTGTGGAAGATTGGATTGACATTACTTTTGGAGAAGGTAGATTTGTTGTTATTGCTGAAAACTCTACAAATGTTATTCAATCAGCAGATGGTATAACATGGACATCTAGTAACATGCCTAACGATGCTGTTGGTGACAGTGCATCAGCAGAATGGCAAGGACTTACATACGGTAAAGGTAAGTTTGTTGCTGTAGCAGGTAACGACGGTGTAGTAGGTCATAGTACAGATGGAACTACATGGACATTTGATACTGGGTTCCCAGCAACACCTAATTTACAGGTTGCAGGGTTAGCATACGGTAATAATAGATATCTTGCACTACTAGAAACAGGCGAAACTTACTATAGTTTTGATGGTTCAACTTGGACACAAGGAGCAGATGCTCCAACACAGGACGGATCAACAACTATGCGTTGGAATGATATGAAGTTTGCAGAAGGTGTGTTCTTTGCTATATGTGATGCAAACAATCAAATTGTTGGCGGCGATATAGACGGTAATAACACAAATTTTGCGGCAACTACTGAAGACGGAATACTGTGGACAGGCAGAACTCTTGCAGCGTCTAAAACTTACTTTGGACTAGGCTTTGGTGTTGTTAATAACGTAGGTAGTTGGATTATAGGAACTAAAAACACCGCAATAGGAGGCATTGCAAAAGTAGAAACAGGTGCAAAAGTAAAAGTCCGTGCAAAACTAGGTAGTGGCGGCTTAATACAAACAATAAAGATTCTTGATTGCGGTAGTGGATATTCTCCTCAAAACCCACCAGTATTTACAATTACAGATAATGCATACACTGTAGGCATTGGGTGGGAAAATAGAGTAGGTAATGGAGTTCTTGCACAACCAAGTTGGACTAACAGAGGTATTGGTTACAGATCAAGCACTACAAGAGTTGATATTACAGGCGATGGCTATGCTGACTTTATACCAGAAACTAACATTATAAAAATTGCAGGTTTACCGAGAGTACCAACTATTGGTAGCCAGTTGTTGTTCCCTAATATTCCAGACGATACAACAGACAATCCAGACGATCTAAAAAGTTTTAGAGTTGCTGTTGCAACAGATTTAGGTGATGATGGCACTGGTAATGGAACAAAACTAGTACAATTCCAAATCAGTCCTAGAATGCGTAACGAATACGATCTAGTTCATAATACAAGTGTAACAATTAACGAAAACTTTAGCCAATGTAGAATTACAGGACATGACTTCTTAGACATTGGTACTGGTAATTTCTTAGAAACAAATTACCCAGAAATATATGCAGGCGGCAACTACTTTGTTAGTGCGCCTGAAAATGAAGTATACGAAACCGGAGGCGGACGTATATTCTACGTAAGTACAGACCAAGACGGTAACTTTAGAGCTGGTGAACTATTTTCAGTACAACAGGCTACTGGTGTTGTGACAATTAGTGCCGAGTTCTTTGATCTAGATGGCCTTAGCGAACTATCACTAGGTGGTGTAAGACTAGGTGGTTCGGGCGCGGTTGTTAGAGAGTTTAGTACAGACCCAACATTTGCTGAGGATAGTAATAATGTAGTACCAACACAGAGAGCTATTGCAACATTCCTTGCAGATAGATTAAGCGTTGGCGGTTCAGATCTAGAGTTAAATGCATTCTCAGCGGGACAGATTTATGTAGGAGGACCAGACAATCAATTTGACAACATACAAGATGCACAAATATTAGTTGGTGTGCCTGTTAATATGGAAGGTACAGACGCTAACGGCAATCCTGTAGGAATAAGCGGTTCATATGTTGGACAAATGATGTTACTTCGTAATTTTGATGATGGTATGAAGTAATTTTATAGGACAGTAAAAAATGTATAAATACAATAACGGAGCATTAAAAAATGGCAGAATTTAAACTAGGTAGAATAAGATTTGTGTGGAAAGACGCATGGTCTTCTGCCACTACATATTACAAAGACGATGTTGTAAGATTCGGAGGTAAGGTATACATTTGTGTGATTGGCCACACAAGTGCAACTGATTTCTTTACAGATTTTGAAATAGTACCACCTAAATGGAATCTTGTAAGTGACGGTCAAACATGGAAGGGTGAGTGGGCAACAAGCACCGGATATGTTTACGGAGATATTGTACAATATGGTGCAAGATTATACATTTGTAAAGTTGTTCACACATCACAAGCAACAGTAGCAGCTGGCCTAGAAGCTGATATTGCTAATTGGGATGTCTATGCTGACGGTTTAGCATGGAAAGGCGACTGGACCGTAGATACAAAGTACCTAATAAATGATCTAGTAAAATACGGCGGCCAAACTTATGTGTGTAATACATATCATACATCTGCTGCAACTGAAGCCGACGGGCTAGAAGCAGACCAGGCAAGTTGGGACGTATTTAATGCAGGTATCGAATACAAAAGTACATGGACATCTGGAACTAGATATAAAGTTAATGACGTAGTTCAGTATGGTGCAGCTCTTTGGATTTGTACTACTGAACATACTGGCTCAACATTGTTTAGTACAGATAGTGCAAATTGGGAACAATTTGTTAGAGGATTCCAATTTGAATCAGACTGGGAAGCACTAAGACAATATCAAAAAGGTGATATTGTTAGATACGGCGGCAACCAATATATTGCACTTACTAACCATAGCGAGAAAAATCCTGTCGTAGAAACTACAGACTGGCAACTATTCTCACAAGGTATTAGATTTTTAGGTGACTGGCAAGATGACAGTACACTTCAAGATTATAGAGTAGGAGAAGTTGTTCGATACGGTGGCTACACATATATTTGTACAGCAGATCACCAAGATCAAACACCTACTGATACAAACTATTGGCAACGACTAAACACTGGCCTAAGATGGAGAGGTGAGTGGGTAGATGATCAAGAATATCTATTAGGTGACGTTGTAAGATTTACAGACAACTCTTACGTTTGTGTTCAAGGACACTTTTCAGAAGGCGACGACTTTTCAACAATACAAACACAGCCCGGAGGCGGCGGTGCACAGAATTCACGTCCTGATTTAGATACAACAGGTACATACTGGCAAGTATTGTCAATTGGTAATGAAGCAAGTGTACTAACTACAAAAGGTGATTTAGTTTATTATGCAGCAGGCGGACCAGCAAGATTACCTGTCGGTGCTGAAGGACAATTTTTACAAGTCAGCAACAATCAAACACCTGAATGGGCTTACATGGGCGTCGCAGACGATGTTTATTATGTAGCAACACACGGCGCAGATACACCTGCTCCTACTAATGGACGTTCAATTGACAAACCGTGGAAAACAATAAGATACGCAGCAGAACAAGTAGAAAGAGGAGCAAAGAATCCCCAAGCAAGACGTTTACTAGAACTGAACAGATATTTTATACAAAGAGAAATTGTAGAATGGACTGACGCTCAAATTACAGGTAACATTTCACCATTCACTACAGGTTTTGATTACGATAGTGCTAAATGCGAAAGAGACATGGGCTATATTATTGATGCTGTAATATGGGATATTACACACGGCGGAAATGTAAAGTCAAGAGAAGCTGCACTTTCCTATATTAATGATACTGTTGGATCACCATATCTTACACAAAAAGCAGAAACTGTAGCAAGTATAAATTATGGCTTAGAAGTTATACAGGCTGTATTGAATCAAGAAGCACCGGCTGTAAATTATCAAGTTAACAACGGAGATAATTCAACAGCAATAGTTGCACAATACTTTGATGCAAGTCTTTCATCAGAAACTGTATATACTGAAATTTCAAATCTTGTAAAAATTATTACAGATGCAATTACAGCAGGTAATGCAGATAATATTCCAGACAGATTAATACGTAACAGTCTTATAAAAGTTGCAACAGGAAAATACTACGAAGTATTGCCTATAATTGTACCTGCAGAATGTTGTATAATTGGTGACGAACTACGTTCTACAAACGTATTCCCAAGAAAATCAAACAATTCAACACTTACTTCTGCAGAAGATTATTTGTATAGTAACACAGCAATTGAAAGAGTTGAAGCAATTATTGGAGACATTGTAGAAGGTGTAGCTGTAACAGCAACAACAGGAAATACACAAACACAAAGTACTCTTTATCCTTTAGCAAACAACGAAACAGGGTATGTTAGACAAGCAACTGAACAATTAGCAAGACTTTATAGAAGAAGAACAGACTGGGCTTTAGGACGCAAAGAAGAAGCAATAGCAACATTTACATTAGCTGACGAAATGGCTGATCCTAATGCAGGCTATGCTAGAAACTTGCTTATTGCTAACAGAGAATTTTTAAAAGCAGAATTAATTGGCTACATTACAGAAAACTATCCAGACTTAAAATACAGCAGAACAGCATGTAAAAAAGATGTTGGATACCTAATTGATGCTGTAGCATACGACTTAACATATGGCGGTAACTGGCAAACTGTAAATGCCGGTGAAGCATATTATGTTGGTGCAACTTCGAACTTACCAGCGGCACAGAAAGCGGCAACACTAGCAGCTTATGGGTACCTAAAAGGTATTATGCAAACTGTAGGTAGAAACATTACTGTTACTCCTGGCACACAGTCTACTGTAGAACAAGTAGTTGGTGATCCAGGGGATGCTGCAAGCGCAACAACAATAGGCGACTTACTAGACGACTTTATTAATATTGTTGATAACGGTACTGGTAGCGAGACTATAGTATATCCAAGTATTACTGGTGCTGCGGCAGGTTTACAAACTGACCATTCACTATTAGGGTCAGCGGCTGCTACAATTAAAACAGACACAACAAACTGGATTACAGCAAACTTTCCTAACTTAACATATGATAGTGCAAAATGTGAAAGAGATATTGGTTACTTACTAGATGCGGCAAGATACGATTGGTGTTTAGGTACAACATTTGCGTCAACAGTGGCGGCAATTAGTTACTTGAGAAAACCAAGTGCTAAAGTTACAGGCGACCAAAAAGAAGCAACACTTGCAAGTTATGAATATGCTAGAAATGCGGCAAGAGCTGAAGTTTCTGAAGCGGCAAGTTTGGCACAAATTAACAACACTTTTGTTACAACAAACGATATTATTTTAGGTGGTAGTAACGAAGGTAGTAACCGTGCTGCAGAAGATCAAGACGTTTATGCAGGCATACAGCAACTTGAACTTAACAAAGAGTTTATTGCAAAAGAAGCGGTTGCTTATGTTAACGATTATTATGCAGATAGTGTTACAGCAACTACAGCTGCAACAGGCGCACTTACTGTTACAAGTACAGGATGGTTAAGACAAAACAGACCAATTAAGTTTACTGGAACAGCAATAGGTGGATTAACACTAAATCAAACTTATTATGTTAAAAACATTTTAAGTTCAACAACATTTACTATTAGTTCTACAATAGGCGGAACAGATGTAACAGTAACTGACGATAGCGGTGCAATGGATGTCGAAAAAGATTACGACTACAACGTAACATTGTGCGAGAGAGATATTAGATCTATTGTAGATGGAATGATTTGGGATCTAAAATATGCACCTAATTATAGAAGAACATATACAGGTAATATTAATTTAACAGTACCTGCTACATATGCAACTAGATATGCATCAAGATACTATGTTAATAGCGTAATAGGCTCACAAGAAGAAGACTTCTACTATCTACGCAATGGTACAGGAATCAGACTACAAACATTAGAAGGCCTACAGGGTGATATGACAGCAGAAACAGCCGCTGGTACAAGTCGTGTAACAGCAGGTGCGTATGCGTCACTAGATCCAGGTTGGGGTCCAGATGATGATAGATGTTGGATTACGGCACGTTCACCGTATGTACAAAACTGTACAACATTTGGTAATGCCGCAACTGGTCAAAGAATTGACGGTGCATTACACAACGGCGGTAATGACAGTATTGTTTCAAACGACTTTACACAGGTTATAAGTGATGGTATTGGAGCACACATTTTAAATAATGGTAGAGCAGAACTTGTGTCGGTGTTTACATATTACTCACACATTGGTTATCTAGCAGAAACAGGCGGACGTATACGTGCAACTAACGGTAACAACTCATATGGTGATTATGGTTCAGTTGCAGAAGGTGTTGACCCAGATGAAACTCCAACAACTGGTATAGTAGATAACAAGACACAATATAATGCTACAATAGCATCAGCTGTTACAGACCAAGACACTATTCTAACAGCAGAATTTACACATGCTGGTAATGATTACACAGAAGTAACATTTAATGTGTTTGGTCCAGGTAGTGGCGAATCAGTTATTGGTGATGAATTTAGAGACGAAGCACTAATACAAGCTCGTGTTATTGACGATCAAGTTGACGGCGATGCAGGTGGTAGTGGATACTTAACAGCAAGTAACACAGCACAGTCAGGTAACGCAACAAGTATTACACTTTCAGCTACTGACGGTAACTTAAATACTTCTTATCCTGGCATGAAGGTATTGATTGTAGGTGGCGCAGGCGCAGGCTTATATGCACTTATTGATACATATGATGCAGGTACAAAAGTTGCTACAGTAATTAAAGAATCAGACGGCACAGCAGGTTGGGATCACTTTGTTCCTGGCACACCATTTGTTTCACCAAACGCTTCATCTACATACGAGATTGAGCCAGCGGTATCATTCTCAGCACCTACAAGAAGTACACAGAATGTTGTAATTACTTCAAATATTTACGAAGACTTTGGATTCTTTGAAACATCACAACAGGTAAACAACCAAGGTGCTGATACTTATGCAGGAACAGGTAGTAACGCAACTTTTAACATTGACAGAGTTGGCGCAAAATATTATGTTGCATTAAACAGTGCTGGTAGTGGATATACAAGACTTGAAACTATTACTGTTGCAGGTACATCATTAGGTGGCACAAGCCCTGAAAATGATCTAGTTATTACATTAACAAGCATTGGTACTAGCGGAGAAGTTATTGACTTTGATTTCACTGGTATTGGTGCTAAAGGTAAATTTGTTGCACTAAGTGACGATACTTCAGCAGCCACAAGCGGAGACGTTGCAACTTGGAGTAATGTAACACTTCCACAACAATGCGATAGATTTACAACTGGACTACTTAACGATGGTAGTTCTCAATATAAGTCAAGTGCATTTGTTGCTGTTGCAACAGGATCTAGTAATGCTGTACTAAGTGAGGACTTGTCAACATTTAGTACATCAGCTCTACCAGCAGGATTAGATACTTCAACAGGAGTTGATGTACAATACGGCTATTTAGGTGCTGGATCGAACAGATTTGTAGTTATTGCCCAAAATGATACTGATATTGCTTATTCAGACAACGCAGGTACATCTTGGACACTATCAAGTGCAGCATTGCCTAATACAGGATTTACAAGTATTACTAATGGTGCAGGAAAATATGTTGCTGTAAGAACAGGTTCAAACCAAGCAGCATATTCAGTAGACGGCATTACATGGACAGCAAGCACATTACCAGCAAGTTCAAACTGGAGTAAAGTTGTTTGGGGTAACGGCAGATTTATTGCAATATCAAACAACAGTGTAAACGGTGCATATAGTTTAGATGGTATTACTTGGTATGCATTAACCATAGGCACAGAAGGCGCAGCTCTTCCAACAGATATTTGTTACGGACAAGGTATGTTTATGGTAACTAGTGCAGACACAAATAGTGTTTGTTACAGTGATTATGGATTAATTTGGTCAAACTTAACTGTTACAGCAAACGTAAGCGGCTACAAACTAGCGGCATTTGGTAACATAAACCAAGAGCCTGCCTGGTTAGCAATAGCAGACGGAACAACTACTCAAGTAGCATCAAACAAACTTGGTGCTAGAGCAAGAGGACGAGTAAACATTGCTAACGAGAAAATATTTGAAGTAAAACTAGCAGAACCAGGAAGTGGTTATGGTGGTACTCCGCCAACAATTACTATTACTGATCCAAACAACATTGACGATGTTGTATTCCAAAATAGACTCGGAAATGGTGCTTTAGGTAATCCTAGTTTTGCAGATAGAGGAACAGGCTTTAGTGCAGCAAGTATGGAAGTTGATGGACAAACATCAAATGGTAATGCAGATTTCTTACAGAACGGGTCATTTGTTGCTGTTAGACGTTTAACTGAAAGACCAGTAGCAGGATCAAATATTACGTTTGATAGTTTACCAGGACAGTACTTTAAGTTGGTAACTGTTGTTAGTTTCTTAGGAACTAACCCAGGATCACATACAGCATTCTTACAATTAAGTCCAAGTATGACTATTGCAGATGCACCAGCTGACGGCGACGGAGTAACTTCAAGAATACGTTATTCACAAGTACGTCTAACAGGACACGATTTCCTAGATGTTGGTACAGGTAGTTTTGCAGAAACAAATTATCCTGGACTACCATTACAAATACCGGTCCAAGCTCAAGAAACATATGATGTTGACGGAGGACGAGTGTTCTTTACATCAACTGACCAAGATGGTAACTTTAGGGTTGGTGACCTGTTCCAAATTGAACAGGCAACAGGTGTTGCAAACTTGAATGCTGAAGCATTTAACATTGCAGGTCTACAAGAACTTACACTAGGTGAAGTTACACTAGGTGGTAACTCAGCAAGTATTAGCGAATTTAGTACAGACCCATTCTTTACAGCAAACAGCGACAGTGTTGTGCCAACGCAACGTGCTATTAAAGCATACATTGAAGCACAAATTGGTGGCGGTGGTGCTGCATTGAACGTTAACAGTGTCACAGCTGGTGACATTTTCATAAGCTCAAACATTATAACAACGGTGTCAGGCGAGTTGATAAATATTACAGCAAACATGAACTTCACTGGTCCAGTTACAGGTTATCCTTTAGCATACCAGTACTTTTTAAGATAATGGAGAAAAAATAAAATGGCAAACGGAAGATTAGGAGCAGCGGATCTATCAGCAGCCACAAATACAACAGTTTATGAAGTCCCAGCAGACAATTTTGCTGTTGTAACTGTGAGCATTTGTAATAGAGACGCCGGCAACAGAACAATAAGACTTGCATTAGCAAGTGCAGATACTCCTACAGCAGCAGAATACATAGAGTATGATACTGAATTAGTAGGAAATGGTACACTTGAAAGATCAGGTATTGTACTTGATGCAGGTAAAAAACTTGTTGTTTATAGCAACAGTTTAAGCGTTTCGGCTGTAGTTTACGGTTTAGAAACATCAACACTATAAGAGGAATAAGACATGCGTAAGATAGGAATAGGAACAGCAGGAGATCCAGTATTAGGTAAGTCACTAATTTTGGATAATACTGTAACAACTTTGGACGCTGACGCTGACCTAATACTAGATCCTAACGGCGCAGGTGAAACCAAAGTAAACGGCCATATACAGGTCAATTCAGGATCAACACTAAAACTTGGCGATGATGACAACAGTCATTGGGTAGCTTTAAAAAGTCCTGCAAGTGTAACAAGTAACTTGACTTTTAGTTTGCCAACAAGTTATGGTTCAAATACACAGGTACTTACAACAAACGGCTCAGGTGCATTAAGTTGGACTACTCCGGGTATTAGTGTTACAAATGACGTATCCACAGGTAATAATAACAACTACTTGATGTTTACAGCAAGCACAAGTGGAACAATTACAGGCACAAGTGTAAGTGATTCAAAACTTGCATATCAACCTAGCACAGGTAACTTGTTTGTAGGTATTGTAAGTGGCGGTGAAGGTAACGGTAACAGTTTAACACTTAGAAGTACAAGTGCAGGTACAAAAGGCCAAGTTTATGTTGATGAAGGAACAGCAAGTTCTAGCACAACAACTGGAGCATTTAGAGTTGCAGGCGGCGCCGGTATTGGCGGAAACTTATACGTAGGCGGTTCGTTTACAGCAACATCTGTAACTGAAACATCGAGTATTGCATTAAAGGAAAATGTGCAACCAATTGAAAATGCACTAGAAAGTTTAACAAAACTAGTTGGTGTTGTTTATGATCGTAAAGACGGCTCAAGTAAAAACGAAGCAGGATTGATTGCAGAAGAAGTAGATAAAGTTTTACCAAACCTAGTATCAAAAGATGCAAACGGAAATGCAGAAAGTATTTCATACACAAAAATTAGTGCTTATCTAATTGAAGCAATTAAATCTTTGAAAGAAGAAATAGATAATGTAAAGCAGAAGCTGGGGTAATAAATGGCGACACTTAAAAACACTGTCATTAACGATGTTGGAGCCATAACATTACCGAAAGGTACAACGGCACAACGTCCTACAAATCCACCAAACGGTTCTATGAGATATAATACTGACTTAGGTTATACAGAAGCGTATTATAACGGATTTTGGTTTGATTTGTCAACTGGCAGGGGCCTCCCTACAAAAACAGAAAACAAGTATATATTGTTAGATGCAAGTTTGTCATCAAGTACTAATGGCACAACAGCTGCAGGTTGGACTAATATTGGGTACCAATCGGGTAGAAATTTTGAGTTCTTTGGATCTCCTACTTATACAAGTAATGGATTAAACAGTTACTGGAGATTTGACGGTAACCAAATGGCTGTGTGTGAAAACCAATGTAATGACTTACAATACAACACTGTAGAATGTGTGTTTAGAAGATTCTCAAACAGTCCAGAAGATATTTTGTATAACAAAGAAAACACATGGGAAGCAAAAACAGATAGTGCTACTTTCCAATGGGCCTGGCAAACAACTGATAGAAGTTGGTTTTGGTCAAGTACAGGTGCAATAACAGATAATCAATGGTATCATTCTGTTGTAACTTATGACGGGAACAGAGTCAGAGCTTATATTAATGGTAGATTAAGACAAGAAGATACAGGAAACTATGAAAATGGAACGTTAATACAAACGCATGCCAGCTATCCTAAAATTAATAGTAGAGGCGCCGATCGTACAACGTATTCTAATACAGGTCATCATGAAGTTGCTTATTTTGCTGTTTATGATACACCTCTAAGTGATTCGGAGCAACATCATAATTATCAATGTATGGCTGAGCGTTTTAACATACCATATATACCATATAACTAGGAACAAATTAAATGGCTATACTTAAAAGTACAATAATAAACGACATAGGTTACTTGAGCTTGCCTGTCGGATCAGAAGCACAAAGATTAGCAACTGTTGCTGGTACATTAGTATACTTTACAAGTGTAGGAAACACAAGTTGGACTGTACCGAGCGGTGTTGACAGTGTCGAAGTACTAGTTGTTGGCGGAGGCGGCGGAGGCGGCTCTGATATGGGCGGCGGCGGTGGAGCCGGCGGCGTAGTTTATGACGGGAATTATCCTACAGTACCTGGACAAAGTATTTCAATTACAATTGGAGGCGGTGGCGCAGGAGCATCAGCAGGTGTTGGTCAAGCAAGAGGTAGCAACGGCGGAAACTCAGTATTTGGTAGTATTACAGCATATGGTGGAGGCGGAGGCGCAAGTTGTCACGATAGATCAACTTCACCAGCAGGAGACGGCGCATCAGGTGGAGGCGCATCAGGTGGTGCTGTTCCTCCAAGCGGTGGTGCAAACGGAACAATTAATGATAACGGACTAATTGGTAACGGCGGCTACGGAGGTGGCTCAAGAGGTAGATCAATTTATCCAGAACAAGGACATGACGGATCGTGGGGATCAGGTTATTGGTATCCAGGCGGCGGAGGCGGCGCTGGAGAACCTGGAACTTCTTATCCAAGACCACATGGTGGTAGAGGCGCAGAAATTACAATTACCGGCGAACCAATTTTTTGGGGCGGCGGTGGCGGTGGCTCTGGATACTCTAACACAGGCGGCGACGGCGGCCTAGGTGGTGGTGGCGGTGGAGCCGTTAACAGTACATATGGTGGTGTAGGTTACAACAACGGAGCCGACGGTGGCGGAGGTGGCACTAGTACATGGGCTAACACTCCAGGCGGCAATGCAGGCGCAAACACTGGCGGTGGCGGAGGCGGTGGCGCCCACTACAATTCAAATAACTACGGTGGTAATGGCGGATCAGGTATTGTTATTGTTAGATATAATACAACTAATCCTACCCAAGAAACAGCACAAGGTGCAATGAGAATCAATACTACCACAGGTGAAGCAGAATTTTACAGTTCAGATGCTACATGGCAAAGTTTATCTATTCCGTTTAAAGAAAGAACACATATTACAACTAACTATATGTTAGGTGGTTATAAATCAAGTAGTGCATGGAATAATGTAAATAGATGTTCTATAGCAACAGACACTACTGTTAATTTAGGTGACAATTCATTAGAAAGAGCATTCAACTATCAGTCAGGTGCTTGTAGTAAAAACGTAGCATGGGTGTTTGGTGCAGGTAACGGTCACGCTGTACAATCAAACTATGTTATAGGATTTAACATGCGTACTGACCAACAGTATACAGGTACATTTGATAGAAACCTAAGTGGTAATAAGTTACAAGACGGCACTATATGGAAAGAACACTATATGGCGTGGGTATCAGGAAGTGCAGAACTTGACAGATACAACATGCTTACTGAAACACAATCAACTGTAGGCATCGGTGCACCAGGCGGATCAACAGTACAAGCATGGGGCATGAGTTGGGAAAATGAAGGAATGTTTACTAGAGATAACGATGGTACATTATTCCAATTCACTACAGAAACTTACGGTGCATGGAGCGGTACATTCCCAAGTAATCATCACCAACAAAAGTCTATGAATAGTAAATTAAACTATTGTTGGGCAGGTAACGAAGGTGGCTATGCTAGTGGTGTAAACTTCCGAAGAACAAACTGGATTACTAGAACTACAGCAAATACATACGCTAAGCCTGTTACCGGCGGTGAAGAAAACTTTACAATGGGACAAGACCATGCTTACCAGTTAGGTTGCTTTAATGGTGCGCAAAATAATGATAGTTTCCGTTGGAACTATTATACCGAGTCTGGTTTTACAGGAGGAGTTTCTATGCAGCCAAAAGGTAAAGCAGGATCTAGTTCAGGACTAGGCGCATGGAGAGATAATTAATGGCTAATTTAAAAAACACTACAATTAGTGATACTGGTCACTTAACATTACCTGGTGCAGGCGATGGAGTTCATGAATCGGGTGATATTAGGTATAACGGTAACTTTGGTAGGATAGAAGTTTTTCATGATAAAGATGGAGGCCAGTGGACTAACATGGCTATTCCTTTCCTAACAAGACAAATTATTACTACAGGATATGTTCATGGCGGGTATGCTAGTAGTGTGGTATGGGACGAAACTAACAGAGTCACATTTGCTACAGATACAACTGTTGACTTAGCAGGTAAACAAGAAAGAGGACACAACTACAAAGACAGCATGCACAACAGTGACTTGTGTTGGACTGTAGGAGGAGCAGCTAATGCTCACTGTGCAGCAAGTAACGGTATTACTTGCTACAATCATAGAACAGAAAACAATATTACAAGCGGCTACACTAGAACTCATACATGGAGTGCTAATAACATTGGTATTATACAGCAAGGTTTAACAACAGCATGGATTACAGGCGGTGGTAGTAGTCAAATTAGACGTTTTAACATGATTACTCAAACCCTTGGCTCACAATATGGAAACTCAAATACATCAGGCGGTATTTGGGGGATTCAACACGAAAATTACGGTATTTGGTGTACTAATAACCAAGGCTTTAAATGGGCAACAGAAACACCATACGGACGTAGTGCTACATCACCACAAGGTGACAAACACCAGCATGCTCTTATGTTTAAGCATGCTAATATGGTTGCTGGACGTGAAGGTAATCCAAGTTCAAACTGGAGAGAAACAAACTTTTATAGCGATACTACACAGGACGTTATTGGAACAAAAGGTTATTACGGTGGTGAAGAAAACATGGTTGTTGGACAAGATTGGGGCTATGCTATTGGCTGGTATCAAGGTTCACACGTTGTAAGTAGTGCTAAATTTACATACACTACTAGACAAAGTATTACAGGCGGAGCAAGCCTTAATGCTAAAGGAGTTAATGGACAAAGTTCAGCAACGATGTCTTGGAGGGATTAACTTGGTAAATATTCATATATTATTATCAAGGAGTTTAATATGACAAATGATGTACAAAATGTCGATCGTCGCAAGCAATATATGTCTGATCATAGATATGAGAGCACTGTTAATACAGATGTTTCAATGCTTAACGAACGCGAAAAGGGTGCAATTAGTTATGCAATTAACAAAGAATGGACTAACCCTAAGTACAAATTAAGATGGTTTGTAGGTCAAGCTCAAATTACACCATACAGTAAATTAAGACAATATCTATTAGAAATTAAATCTAAGGAAGAATCAATTGAAAACATCGAATACGAAATTGCAAAGTATGATGTAGAAGTTAGACGTTTTAAACGTATGGCTGAAGAAGCTCATGATGAACTAGATAGAGAATTAGCCAGTGTTGAAGCGTGGAATGCAGAACGTAATCATATTATGTCGAAGCGTAGATTGCAAGATTGGTATTTAGAAAGACAACACTTACTAGATCTTTTACAAGAGTTTTTAGATAGTGACGAAGCACAACTACCAGATGGTAGTGGTCGTACTTATATGGATGTTTTAAATACAGACGAAGAAGATATTTACGAAGCAGAGTATTGGACTAATAGACTAGCTAAACAAGCAGCTACAGATATGATATTCTATGGACGCATTGGTACAGGTAACATGGATGCTATCCTTAGTGTTGGACCTGAACAACAAGCAGACATACTAGCACTAACAATGAATTATAGTACACAATTACAAAATTACAATCTTCAACTACAACAAAAAGCAGAAGAAAATCTTAAATTACAATCAAAGTTTGATAATAAAGAACTACTTGCCCCGCAAGATAAATACGATGTAATAGAAAATCCAAAACCACAAACTAATGGAGGCTCTGAGGAGACAATAAATGACATATATAATGTTTGAAACAGTGCCTGGTAACGACCCTAGGCTAGTACCAGAAATTGAAATTATAGGTAGTGACTGGCATTTTAGTTTTGCTAGAATAACTGGCACTCCTATTATTGAATGGTTAAAACCTACTACGATCACAGAAGCAATGTTTCATGCAAGACATTTTACTAATGCATTAAACGGCGAAGTTGGTATTATGCGAAAAGTAGATAATCCTTCAGATATCATCCAACCAACAAGTGAAGGCGACAATGAC